TTCTCCTTAATTGTTAAAGTTACAGGCTGTAACTTTTCAGTTTTGTTACAGCACCTCATTCCAAATACAAGTGTATTATAACATCTTTACGGCAATTTGTCAAGCTACCAGTCGTAGATAGCACCTATAAAATCCTGCTTAAACATCCATTCTAAATACTCCTCAAGCTCAGAATCGGTAATGGATAATTCTTCCCTCCTATCTAACATGGACTCATATAGAGATAAATATAGATACTGTTCAAATTTCTCTATATAAAATGTGTCCAACAACGTCCACCCCTTCTCATTAAAGAGATTTGGGTATTCATACAAACCATAAATTCCTGTAAAAATTCCACCACGCACAGCTTTTTTATAAAGCTCAAACCTTTCTTGTAATGGGCGAGTTGTATCTCTAACATACTCTCTCAATACCTGACCTTGCTCTTTCACCTCCTCTAAAGCCCTTTCTGCGGCTGCAAAAGCTTCTTTAACCTCTTCATAATTCATCTCTGTCTCCTTTCATTACAGCATATCACTTACTCGACACAATCTTGTAAGGTTTACCATCAATCTTGATAGGGATATTCAACCCATCTTTACCATCTGCAATACCAAGCACGATAGCACCATTTGGCTCAACATTAAAAGCGGTCTTATCACCTACAAGTTCAAGAACTTTACGATGCCCCTTCAATTCTGGCTTCATAGCATCAATAAATAGCCCACGAATCTTCTCGTCAGATGTATATTTGTACCCGTCAAGCACAAAGAATGTGTGATGTAGGGTACTTTGCTCAGGGCTGCTCAAAATTGTTGATACGTCATACCACTTAGCTTCGACTTCCTTGTCAGAAACTTGGTAAGCAGATTTAAAGTTTACCATCTTACCATTAACAATCTCAAATTCCGCTACTATGACCTCTCCACTCAGCCGTCTCGGATAATGAATCACCTTAGTTACGTTAGGCGTGGCAATCTCTACATAGAAGTCCTCTTTTACAAAATTACTTCTACGACTATACTGATGCACCTTTACAATATACTTACCATCTTCTGGTGAGGACGAGTAAATATTTTCTATTGGAGCTTTACCATCTCTACACCCACCTGCGTTCATATCAACATCGAGTTTCCAAGCACCCACACAGCTATCACCAAAGTAAATATGACCTTTAGGAGTTATTATATGTAAATCCAAATCATCGCAGGCAAACCAAGCCAGAGAGACTCTATAAGGTGCTGTGATATTACCGCCATGTTTCTTAACAGCTTTTGCAATATTCGTAACATCACTTACACCTCCTTCATAAGTCCAACCAAATCCACAACCCCAACGGTACATAGGTTTTGAACCTTTATGTAAAGGTACCGATGGAATTGCAATATGATTTCTGTCACTTTCCGTAACAGCTATCTGGACTGAATCAGCTTTATCAATCAGTCTCATTGCTTCACTCAATGACACCTCTTTACCAGAAGTTACACCCTGTAACTTTTTAGGTTTTGTTGGAAGTGTTCCAAGAATATCATCAACTTGGTCAGTTACTTCTGATTTTGGTGTAGACTCCCAAATAGTATGATGCTCAATATCAGCCAGTGTTGCGTGCCGTCTGAAAATAGACTCAGAGTACCCTTCATCTTTTAGGAATTTTTGTGCAGCCTTTACTTGACGCTCACTTGCAATAGACTTTGCCCTCATGTAATTTGTTGGGTCAACAGCCATAAGGTATTTCTTCTCTGCATCTTGAAGAGGAGTTCCTTTTACAATCTCATCAATAAGAATCCACATAGCAGAACCTTTCAGATGACTTGCTGGTTCCCCCCAGTTTCTTGCCAAGAAAAGGTTCTTATCTTTAGAAGAGTCATACTGCGGTTTCAAAGTCTTTGCACTCTCTACCATAGCTTTATAGGTATCACCACGATAAATACCCTCATTGATATAACCAAGTACAGTATCAAGTACCTCCTCATCTACAGCCAATACATTACCAAGTGCCGTCATTCTACCTCTGATTCTTCCAAGCTCCGCCGTTGCATCCTTGTCAAACATTCTACCGTCTTGCTCAATATTGTAAAAGAAATGGTAGAATTTATCATGCCCCAGTACTGGCTCTTGGAGTACTGTCAACATCTTACCAGCCTGTGGAATATCTGTTAAGAAAGGTTCTACAATATTACAACCCTCAACATAATCTGCAACCTTACTTAGTACTACATCTAATGGGTATGTCATAGATGCTCTTAGAATGGACTTACCATTCTCATCTACCACCTGACCCATATTTCTTAGGAAGTGAAAACAAGTATTACAGTCATACTCTCTACGCTCATTAAAGATTGGGTTTGTGCCTTCTGGGAAACCCTCTCTATAAATCTCTACAATTTTCTCTTTGTCTGCATCAGTTCTGTAAAATTCTTTTCTATCCCCGATGTAATCCGCCATTGTTTGTCCGATTTTTTTAAATTCCATTTTAATTCCTTTTTAAATTTTTTGAAGTTACAGGTTGTAACTTCTTAATCTGTGATTACCACACACTTAAATTCGTGACCGTTATCATCAAAATAAGTCACAGTGTACTTTTCAACTCTTGCCCACGAGTCCCTATATTCATCATCTTCTAACCATATATTGTATAGATTATCAATATACTCATCTTCTAGCCCTGAACTAAATACTCCTATACTTTTAGCCAAGTCTATTAATTGTTCCGTTTCGGGATTACACCATGTATTCCAGTCAAACTTTAGCTTTTCAACATACAGTGCATATAAGTTCAGCAACTTAACAACCTCATCTTTATCCTTATTAAAGATGCGTAGAGTGCCACCATCAATTTCAGTATCAAACCTAACTTCAATACAAAAAACATTTTTTGGTGGCTCTTTTTTAACAACCTCTACAGAAGTTTTTCTAATATTTGTAATCACTCACTACTCCTTTATAACTCCATTTGAGAATCTCTCCACTCATCATAACATCTATCCTCATAACTGCCAATAGCTGAGGCATACTCGGAATTTACCCACTCATCTTGTGATGGAAATTCAAACTCTTCATTAATAGAGTTGACAACATCTACCAAAGCTTCTGCTATTACCATATCTCCACCTCTAGCACTTGTGGCTTTTTCATACGCCCACTGTGTAAGGTCGTCTACATAGTGTTTACCTCTATACTCTGCTAACAGTTTTTTTACTGGCTCAAGAATACCATCACCTTTCAGCTCTGCTTCGGCATAGGTATTCAGATACTCATTCCAAGCCTCCTCCTCGGCATCCCAATAATCGCCCTCATGGTCTTCATAAAACTGTTTCCAACCATCAGCACCCTCTAATTTCTTAGCTCCGTAACACATAAATACCTCCTTAAAAGTTACAGGCTGTAACTATTTAGTATACTTGGCAACTGTGATAATAGTTTTAGCAAGCATAAAGAATCCCATAAAGATTACAGCGGCAAGATGTCGGGAATTACCTTCCATCTTGTCAAGCTCCTCTCTTACTGATTCTGAAATTGTATCAACATCCTGCTCAAATTGCATTTGTCCTGAGATACGCATCATCAATCCTTCAGTGCTGCTCTAAGTTCCGCAATTTCTGCTTCAAGAGACTTGGTATCTTTACCTTTGAGTGCTTCCAACTCCTTCTCTTCTTTAAGCTGTTCAAGCAATGCAAGTTTCTCTTTGAGCTGTGCTTTCTTAGTAGCTTCTTCACGCTCCGCTGTGCGGGTCTCATACACATCCTCCACAAGTGCAACAACCAGCTCTGCAACATTATCTTTACTGGTACGTTTAGTTAGTGACAACTTACTTGAGGATTTTGTCTGAGCCTTGAATTTTGCATACACACTCTCAAGGGATTCCCCAACTTTACTCTCAGTAGGTAGTCCCCACAATGCCACAAATGAGAAAGTTTTATGAACTCCCTCGATTTTCAAATTTACTTTTGCCGCCTCTTTCCAAATATTTTTTGCCATAATTTCTCCTTTTATCTTTCTTCACTGTTCTTAAAGAACTCATCAATATCATACCCATAAATACCCAAGATTGTTTCAACATTTTTAGATGATTTGAGATAATCCACCACCACTTCGTGCATAATTGCTTTCCCCTCGTCAGTAAGGTTATTTACAATATCTGCAATCAGCTCTGCTGTAATTGCATCTTTTTGGTATTTCTTACACAACACACCCTCTACAACCGTAGATACTATTTTTTGAATGACCACAGAATTATCTTCTGAATTAAACATAATCCACAAATCAACCGCCAGTTGGTGGTCTGTGTCTAACACACCATTTTTATAATCTTCAAGTGTCTGTTCAGCACTGCTAAACCCTAATGACTTCGCCACGTCATCACTTCTTTTTACTACTAACATCTTTTTCTCCTTAATTGTTAAAGTTACAGGCTGTAACTTTTCAGTTATCAGCACCTCATTCCAAATACTTCAGTATTATACCATTTTTATATAACACCTGTCAAGTTTTGCCCATAAGTTTTTCTTATTTCACGCTGTACAGGGGCTTTGCGGGTGGGTGGTCAAGACCATCAGTATAGTTTCCCTCTACTTAGCTTTTTTAATCATAAGTTTTACACCCTTTCTAATATTTCTTAGTGTCCTCCTATCAGCTTCGGTCTCATAAAATTCTTTTAATAGTGGTGGGTTATATTCCTTAGCCAAACGACCTAAGTCTGCAAAATCACAATCACGTACTTTTGTTTCATACAATTCTGCTAAATAGATATAATCTTTAGCGGTGAACCCATCTGTTTCAATGCTTGTGTAAGCTTTCCCTTTAAATTCATACCACTCAGTGTTGAGCTCCCTGTCGAAATAATGCCCATCTTTTCCAAAAATTGGTTTAACTTCTTTAAACACAGTGGTATCATCAAACCCACCATCCTTATAATAACTTTTTGGTATAGAAAACCTCTTAAATCTACTCATTTTCTTTGACCTCCTTGAAAATTATACCCTGTAACTTTACAGAATACCCTCACAGTTTAACAAAACCACCCCAAAAATCCATTTTCTACCCCTCACCCATACTCAGGCATAGGTAAGGTGTAGAAGTGGTTTATTTTGCGTGTTTTTTGTAAGCCTCTCTAATTCTTCTTAATCTTGTCTTGCTAAGACCTTGCATTTCTGACAATTCTTTTAAGAGACTATCAAGAATTTGATAAGAATCTTGTCCAACATTATCAATATTTTTGGAGAGAGCTTTAAATTGCTCCCAAGCTTCGGCATGTTTGGCTTCATCTTGTGTGTAATAAGCCTTACCATTCACAACATATCTCACCTCTTTTTTAATCATCACTGCCACCTATTTCCTCATAAATATCAAAAGCATAGCAATACTCCCATCGGTCTCTATTATTTGTATCAGTTAAAACTGTACCTGACTCGTCAAATCCTGTAACTTCTACAATAGTACCAATATCAAATGTGGCAGTACCACTCAACAATTTAAATCTTTTACCAATATCTTTTTCCGTAAGATTGTCTATATCCTCTTCATGCCAAATTTTACACATTTTTACTCCTTAAAATTTTACTCTCTAAGGGAAACTATACTGATGGTCTTGACCACCCCCTCGCAAATGCCCGCCACAGCGGCAAATAAGTTTTTCTTATAGCAATTTTTAGCTATTTTTGTATCATTTTCGGGGCTGTTTCCTCTAAGGTGTTACATTAAACCCTCGCAGGTATATTTTTGAAATATGGATAGTCAGATTACTCCGACTTTACCCCATACTTCTTGTCAATTTCTGCACCGATTTCTTCGAGAGTTTTATAAACCCATTTTGGAAATGTATCTCCATCACCAGTCACTTGCTCAGAAACCCAACCCATAAATGTTTTATAGATACTTGGTAGTTCCTCTTCACTTGATTTTGTATGGAATGGTACTAATGCAATCAGTGATGATAACATGCTCCCCTGCTCCATAGTCAATGAGCCTGTGGCTACATTTTTTGCAAGCACCTTTGATGAGATTTCCGCCACTTCTTTAACTACCTTATCCATTTTTTCATTACTTACTTTACTCATTTTCTTTCCTTATATTCTCTTTTCATATTATCCAGCATTTCTGCACTCATATACTCAATCTCCACCCCACAAACAGAGGCTACTTTATAAGCCCCTGTCCGATTAATGGTTATTACCTTTTTAGTTTGTGGGCAAGCCAGCCAATAGCGGCTAGTGTCAGCATTTTTTATCACTCTCATTGTAATCCTCCAATGTAATTAGTTGGGGGCAGTCAAAACTGAACCGTTGTTTTTTGATACTTGCAGAACATTGCCCTGATTCTTTATCTCTGTGGAAAATAGCTACAGTATCAGCCCCCTCAAATAATGATGTAGAGCCCTCAAGGGTATTATCAGCTTTTGTATGGTGTACCAAGATGATTGTAAGTCCTGATTCACGTGCAAGTTTTGTAAGCTCTGTCATAAGCTCATAAGCGTGTTCATCATCATTGATATCAACCTTACTATTTGCACCAAAAGCTTTTAGGGTATCCACAAATACCACATCATTATGGTCAGCATACTTAGAAATACCTATAAGTCCATTCAGGCTCACACCCTCATAGCTTGGTATACCCATAACGCTTTCATCACTGTTTATGTAGACAACATTATACCCATCACGTTTGAGTTTCTTATATAACCCCTCCAAATATACCGATTTCCCAACACCACTGGCACCTGCGAAAATGTTAACACCGCCATGTGCAAAGCACTGTAATCCTTCAAGTGGTTTTAACTCCTCTGCCTTTACTACGTTAAGCTGTTTTGTATCAAGCATGTGTGCCTCCTGATTCTGTTGCGTGTTCTGCTACCTCTTCTACCAACTCCTCACCCATAGCTTCCCCAGCTTCGTCCCAAGCTTCATACAACAAAGCTTTCAAAGCTTCGATATATAGTGCCATCTTTGAATTATCAACCATATAGGTCTCAAATGGGTGGGGGTGCGAGGTGTAATAGTGCCATACCCACATAACAATAGCCGTGACTCCACCAAATAGGAGTACCTTAAACCCCACCACTCTCACGGCTTTATAAGCCCTTACAACCTTCTCTTCAATTCTCATCTCTCTCATTTTTACTCCTAATTATACAATGAAGCAAGATATAAAATTCCACAAAACACCACAAAATCCACCGCCCAGACAAATGCACGCTCTTTAGTGCTGATTGGATGTCTTTTCATGTTGTACTCCTTGCTTTTGTTTACGTCTCACTACCCGAATATTTGAAAATTTAGGACGATAACCTCTAACGTACTTACGTTTGATTACAATCCCACCACTGATTGTTACCATAACTAAAGAGTGTGCAATCAACTCTTCCAACAATGCTGATTCAATCATTCTACTTCTCCTGCTATGATAATGTACATCATTGCAATCATAAAGACCACAAATGCCACGTCTTCAACAATACTTGGTTCTACCATAATCACTCCTTAATGTTATCCTTTACCCAAGCTTCTACAGCTTCTCTGTGTTTATGATAATAACCATCAACACTCGTACCTGTATACAGTGCTTCCATAGCCTTGTAAGTTACAGGAATACCTTTCCATTTGTCCGGGTTAGACATATACACCACCTCATTCGTAACCTTGTTACAGATTACAAAGTCGAACTCGAAAGGGAATATTACTAAATCTTCAATGTTCATGTTAAATCCTTAAAAGTTATAGGCTGTAACTTATCAGGCTATGATAAGTACTTCCTCAATACAGTGCTTAGGCACTTCATAGAATCTACCTACACCATACTCCCAAGTATAGGTATCTTCAATCTCATCATACACTACATTAATCTCCCTACACTCACCCAAGTATTGGTCAAGGGATTTGTCTGGAAACCCAGTAGGTTTGATAATAACTGTCATGTATTCTACAGAAAACTCTGGCGGAGTTTTAAGCTTCTCCCAGAATTTTCTAATCTTTGTCAACATCTCCCATACCTCCTAATGTGGACAACAGTTCCGAGATATCTGGCTGTTTTGGCAGTTCCATAGATTGTTGCAAACGCTTTTTAAAGTCTCCAACAGCTTTTTCGGGGATGGTATTTACCAAAGTTTCTGCCATACCAGATACCGTGGTACACCCATACAAAGCTTCCATAGTTGCAATGTACATTATCTGAGCATTTCTTGGAAGGCTTTGAAATACCATTACAATCTCTACTGCGAGCTCTTGATTTTTGTCCAGCTTGTTATTTTTGAAGGCTGTTAGTAATTCACCCATAGTTTCATAGCCGAAAGCCTCCGAGATTTTTTCCGTGCCTTTTTTAAGACTTAGTTTTTTCTCAGTTGTTTGTTTCATTGTTAATCCTTTAAAGTTAATTTAGGCTGAGACCAAATTCTCATTAAGAAGTGGTGAGCTTCGCCAAAGTTATAGGCTGTAACTTTTCAAATTTGTTACAGCACCTCAATTAAATTGTAACCGTATTATAACATCTTTACAAGTATTTGTCAAGCTTATAATACTAATTAAGTTAACTTAAATCCACAGATTTTCTCTGCTTCTTTAGTTGCATTGTAGGATGTTGTCAAATCAACTATCCCATTTACATAATTCCAGTGTGTTTTTGTTGCTTTTTGGATAGCTTCTTCACACTGGGGTGTCAGATTTTCGGTGGACTGCACAGAAATTGTGCAGAAAACTGCAAATAATAATACCTTACTCATTACCGTCCTCCAAAATATTTTTTACACTTGTGTAGTGCAGTTGTTTTAGTGGTTCTGGGTAGTACCCATTAACGTCTATAACACTCCAATCAAAGAACAGGTCATTAAGTACCAACTTACCATTATAAGCCATCAGGTTTCTTGGAGAAACCTCCATACACAAATCATACGGGTTAATGTAATTGGATAGGTGCATTACAATTCCTACTAATTCGTCACGAAGCCCTTTTAACTTGAACCCCTCACACACTTCCAAAATGTCGTGGTATCCTTTTATGGATGAATAGTACCACCCAGTACTACCAGTAGGTTTCCTAAAAGCTTTTAACAAATATTGGTAATATTTGTAGTATAATGTAGTCAACTGCCGTTTAGGGGCTGTCAATTTTTCATACTTAGGTGATAGGAGTACAGAAACTTCTGGGTGTGACTCAATACTACCTCTAAATTCATAGGTAGGTGTCATCCTACCCCCATCATATTCAGATAAAGCGTTCTTTACTGGGCAGATAGTAGCAATAACAGCATTATTACCATCAATTCCCCAAACTTTAGTGAAGGCTCCTCTTCCAATCACTTCTATTTTGCTCATTTTTTACCCCTTCTATTTAACTGATGTGGTTCATACCACCATATTGCTCCAACGGTGAAGCTTATTACTATTGTCTGCTCCATTACTTCATGTGCCATATCAACTCCTTAAAAGTTACAGCCTGTAACTATGCAATATCTTTGAAGAACGAGTCTACACTCTTCATAGTTACTTGTTTATTCACACCATGTACCGCTTTCTCACCATAGATTCTGCTAAGTTTTGGTAGCTCCTCCTCTCTATCAAACATAGTGTTCCATGTTCGGTGGTTGATGCCGTTAAGAGCCTGCTTTACTGTTACAGTGGCATGGTTAAAAATTACTCCCATGCTTTCTTGAATTTCATCAAGGTCTTTGAATGTGTTTACAGAATCCCAGTATTTTCCATCAAATTCCAATACTGCGTGGTAGCAGTTTGCAGGCTTACCACTATTGAGTTTTTCCAGCTCGGCATCATCCATATCTTTGGCAAATAGCCAAAGCATTTTTACTTTGCCTTTAAACTCTGGATAAGTTTTTTCTACCCACCGTTTATGCGTCAGTGCAATGATGGCACACCCTCCTTGGTTAGGACAATCTACAACACTGTCCACCTCATCCAACTTCTTTCTAAACTCTCTGTGGACTTTATTAAGCATACTCATTCTTGTTACCCCCTTAATTATTTTCTTTAACATATTTTTCTACCTTAAAAGTTATAGTCTGTAACTTTTCAGGGACTGCCCGATTTTGAACAATTCCTGAAAAGTAAGTTTCAATTTTTATGTACCATAGTAATAGTATGTGTGTGTATTGCAGTCATTCTCCCATACCCGAATTTCCACAATATCATCAGCCATCCACCCAATTTCTGTATAAGTGTCGGCGTTACTGTCCCACTCATATACCATACTTTCAACTTCATCTTCCAGTAAATGCACTGGGGTATAAATGTCCTCTTCAAGTGTCATAGGGCACTCATTAGTCACTCCTGACACCATCTCAGCTACCTCTCCACATCCTGAGAGGCATATGCCAGCCATGATTGCCGCTACTATAAAATTCTTCATGTTAAATCCTTAATCGTTAATTTAGTTTGTTAAAAGTTACAACCTGTAACTTCTCAAATTTTGTTAGGGAGTGTTAATCTCCTACCACTATTTTATCAGAATTTTACCAGTTTCCGTCAAGCCCTACCTCTGCTTGAGAGGCATCATTATAGACCGCATACACTTTTAACTGAAACTCCGCACAAATGGTAAACTCTTTCCCGAACCCATCGGGCTCTTGTACGACGTACCAGTACTGTCGTACACCTGTTTGGGCACTTTTTTTACTATCATGGATTGTGTTAACTAAATCCAATTTATTAACAGCCTCTCTGTAAGCTATTGAAAAATCCTGCCCGTGAATGAACAGATTCTGTGAAACATCTGTCTCAAACTTAGTACTCTCCAACACTCTCTTTACGGTTCCAGTCAGTTCAAATCTGAACCCTGCAAGTTTTTTGTTACTCATTTGCCAATCCTTAATCGTTAATTTAGTCGGAAGCTAAAAAGTTACAACCTATAACTTTTTAGTTAGCTACCATGTATATACACATTTTTAAAAAGATATGTATATAAATAGTACCTATAACTACCAATTTCCTACACCAATAGTATAACATAAATTATACTAAGTTACAAGCACCCACCAAACACCTCGCAACCCAAATTTTGTGAATTTCCAAGCAACCCCAAAATTTGGGGATTACCAGAATTTTACCAGATTGCTAAAAACAGTTTTACTGTTTATTAACAGCGTGGGCGTGGGCATTGGTAGGGTTTTGCCGTATTTTACCCAAATTTGTTAGTTTGCTAAAAAGTTACTGGCTATAACTTTTCTTTGGGTTAGTTTGTGAATATTTTTGTGAACATACGTTCACTTTTGTACAGGAACTTATCAGTTGTTGATAAGTTCCTGTCGGGTTTGTGTGAGATGCTTTAAAGCATCTGTAAAGCTTTTTGAAGATGCTTTAAAGCATCTGTAAAGCTTTTTGAAGGTAAGCGTTAACGGTTGCTAACGTGTTCTTTTTTTCTTTGCTTGCATGGTAATCTTGTGCGATATCTTCCAACTCCGCCACAAGGTCGAAAAACTGATTCTCCAACTCTTCGACGGATTTGGTCGCTAACTCTGAAGCATGGTTAATAACTTCATCTTTAATCGCTTGCACCTCTTTTTTAGTGTCAACCTTTACCGCTTCGGTTTTTGTCTCCGCCTTACCGCTTACCGTTTTAACCTTTGCAGAGTGGTTTTGCTTCTCTTTACCCTCTTTTCTAATCTCTTTGAGTTTTGCCATACTTGCTTTATCACCTAAAGCTATAATAGCGTCCACTACTTTAAAGTCCACTTGGTAAGCTTGTGACTTACCGTTAATGGACTTCTTATCATACATACGCCCGACTACCATAGCAACATGCTTAAACGTCCCTATGCCAGTCTCTTTTGCTTCACTGTTGAGTTTTCCGTTAATAGTAGCTAACTCATTGTAAGATACTTTACCACTCTTTACAAGTTTTGCCAGTGCCATAAGGTACTGTGCGTTTGATGCCTCCGCACTTTTAACTGTTTTGATGTACTCGTTTGTTAGTGCCTTACCAGTCTTGAATGAAGTTTTCATTTGTTTATCCTTTAAAATGTTAATTTGCCCTTATTGGGCTGTAATCGTATTATAAGACAATTTAGCTCAAATTGTCAACCTCTTAAAAGTTACAACCTATAACTTTTAATTTACCTTTACATCCATACCTAGTTCTAAGTTCATGGAGATTATCTTACCATCTTCAGTGGCAAAGTCTCCCTCAAAGTATATATCCCCACCGATAGTATAGAATGAATAGCTCTGGTAGCCATTTGTGTTACTAACACCACGATTAATTCTTACTTCACCAATACCGTCAATAGTAATAATTGAGTACTCATCGCCCGGCAATTTGCCACTGAAAATTTTGAGCAACTCGGCTCCTATCGTATTATGTAGTGTATTGTATTGGTTAATCATCTGTGCCAATCTCATGTTAATCCTTTAAAAGTTATTTGCAACCGCTTAACAGTTGCTTGGCAGTATTATAACACCTTTTAACTTTTAAAATCAATAGTTTTTAGAAAAATTTTTTAAAAAAGTTTTTCAGTAAAAAGTTACAACCTATAACTTTTGAAATTAGTTTTGCTTATATCTTACACGTGTATATATATAATGTAAGTAAACAGCTCGACGGGTACGGGCAGGGTACTACACAGGTAATATAAGTTATTATTATGTGTTTATCAGTTGCTTTGCAGTTGCTTTGCAGTTGTTGTTAGGTTGGGGCAAGGGTGGGACTGGCGGGCTGGTGGGGCTTTGCTTGGGTTTGGTAAGGGGCGGTTAAGTTTCTTTTAAGGTTTTGTGGGGCGGTGGGGGCGTAAAGAGAGCCCAACAGTTACTTTAAGGTGCTACAAAGTAACTGCAAAACCACTGCAAAAACCCTCATACAAAACCTAATAAACCACTGTCAAAATAAATGAACAAGTGTTCATATTAAGGTGCTACAAAGTAACTGCCAAAACCTAATAAACCACTGTCCAAAACCAGACACGATATATAGGTAAATAAAACAAAAGGATACTTATGACTCAAACAGTACATGACTTTTTGGAATTGCTAAAGTCTGGGCAGTACATGGTAGTTGATGCCAGCATCAAGACACGACCACAGATAACCTCAGCAGTTTTGCCAATGTGTTTGGAAGAGATGCAAAAAGGCTTGGTACAATATACCGAGATTTTGCCAGAAAATTATAACTTAGAGAATGGAGATATTCTCAACAAATTCAGAAACAGTGAGATTCTGGGCAGACCTTATAATATACATGTAGATGGCACTGACATCTTTTTGGTAGATTATGATAGACATAATATACTCACTTTTAATTTTGATTGGGAGCTGACAGCCAAGCACGAATTGTACCCACAAGACACATCACTTAGAAACCCCAACTGTGTTGTTGTCAACTCTGATAAAATATTTGTGGGCACTAACTACTACAAAATGTGTGCCATTGATAAAGTGACTGGGGACGTGTTGTGGCAATTTGGTACATATAACAGTAGAGGTCGTCCAGAAGACGGTAAGATTGGTAGAATTTATGACATGGCTATAGCACCTAACGGTAACTTGCTAATTGCTACATACGACGGGGCAGGAGATGCCAATAAGTATTACGGTACTGTGGATGAATTTACAGTTGATGGCACATTCGTTAAAAACCATCTTCAATATAACGTATCAGGACTTGGTGTAGACCATGAAGTTAGATATCCAAGAGCTTTAAAAGTTTATGGGGATATGGTATATGTTGGTACAGCTAATAGAATTGATGTGTTTCAGTATGTTAATGATGAGTTAGAGTACCGTACATATATTGCAAAACCAACTTCTGAAGCTGTGCAAGACCTGTCACTGACAGACTTTCTAATTTCTGACGACATCTTGTATGTTGTTGCAAGTTCTTTGAAGAAAGTGGTAGCATTTAACTTAGCTACAAAAGAAGTGGAGTATTCTGTTGGACACTACAGTTACGAGAATTACTCCGATGCAGTACATGAGGGGAATGGGTTCAATGACCCTAGAAGTATCTGTAAAGTAGGTGAAGATGTTGTGGTAGTTGACTCAGCTAACTATAATGTAACTAAGGTATTCCCGAAAGATTACATGGAAGTTACCTACCAGATGCCTACAAATGCAGAAGTTATTTACAGCTCTTTGGAAGTTGAAAATAACATTGCCAAGACACCGATAGGTATCGAGCCTCCAATACTACATTTAGTTTTTAAAACTACAGTGTAGTTTCTAGCCAGTTGCCTAACAAGAATATGGCAGCTGGTATAAAACTCCCTGCTGTGTAAGCTGCTATAATGTCATCATTGAATGCTTCCCCATACTTAAACTTCCTCCATAAAGCCACTACAACCCCTAGTATAAACATAGATTGAATACCAATAAATGCTGTTTGTGTTAAGAGTGTTATAATTGAGGCTAAGCCCACTCCAAAGTAAAATCTATCTCTGATTGTCATTATCTCTCCTTGTAAACAGTTGTTTTAAGTCATAACTCAATACGCCCACTACTTTTTCTCTAATCCATTGAAGTGATTGTGGATTGTTGTCGAGATAACCAGTGATAGTTATAATATTTACAATTGGAATAGCAGCCTGTAGTATTATAAACAAAGAGAATAGTAAGTCCCCAACTGTAAACTCACAAACATCGTTATATTCCTCATAAAACACAAATACCCATAGTACAATAGGCACTACATAAAAAATGGCAATAAAAATTGTCACAAATATTTCCATACAAATCCTTTAAGTTAATTTAAGTTGTATTATAACAACTTAATACTTAATTATTGCTGAAGTCAGTAGTATTTTATAAGTACGATATAATAATGTAATTTAACACAAAGGATACTTAAATGGGTATGTTTAAAGATATTGGGGCTTCTCCAAGAAACCTTGGATTGGCAACAATGAAAGAGACTATTAAGGATAATGTTAAAACCATTACAATAAATCTTGAGGATTTTAATGAGGATATTATCAATCCCGGCACGTTTTACTGTAGAGTTAAACTCCCTGTAATGGAAATTGACACCCTTGAGGTAAAATTTGACAGTGAGCTTAAAGCTATACTACAAAGTTTAGATACAGAAGTTTACGCTGTAAGTTTCGAGGGCGAGAGTACAGAGTATGAAGCTTTTGACCCACTAGAGATTAGAGTATTTGGTAGCAACATCAAAAACACTAACGGTAATATCAAACTTGTTTTTGGTAATGATGTAGCCACTATAGGGGTTTATGAATTTGTACAAATTCAAATTCCAAGATTTGGCAGTTTTGTTGGTGATGCTGTAACCATAACCAGTTTTAATAGTGTTGGTACCCCAGAAGAAATTCTTCCATTTGTACCACAAAGTGGTGGAGGGGAATAATCCCTCCTAATTATAAAAAATAAATAAAGGATAAATATGGCACCTACATTTGATATACCAGTAAAGGTTTTGAAATTTTCACCTAGCCCGCTAGATGTGGTTAAAGTACAAGAAGCTTTGGCAGATGCTTATAAAGTTGTTTATCTTACACCAGATATGGTGGAGGAAGCGGATGGAGAGTGGAGATTTGAAGCACACATGGATATGCTAGCTACAGATGGTTTATATGTAAAACTGTCCAAAGACTTTGCAGATGCTGTAAATAATGAGGGTTTGGCTGGCTCGGGGATTGTTAAAGTTAAACTCTACCATACTACAGAGAATGAGAAAGCCTTTGCAGCTACCCCATTTAAAGCTACTATTGATATCTCAGAAGTAAGAGACAGATTCGTGGAGCTAGAGATAGCAAGCACTTATGAAGATTCTGGCTTTATTGGACAAATTGAAGTTGCAGGAAGTAATATTACTGCTAATATCGCTTATGCTGATGGATTCATTGGTTATGGTGAGTGCCCAAGAAATGGTAGATACATGGACAGACCTGTAGTTACTAAGACACGATTTATGTCACCAGAAGATTACTATGATATTACCTCGTGGGGTGGCGACAGAGATGAAGAAAAAGGTGGAATATAAGGGGCTAAGCCCCTTCACCGCAATAAAACATGTTAACATTTTAAAGATTCTGGTCAATTACTTGACCAAAACCGCATATTTTTTGAATAAATTGAGTTTAAACCGATACAATCTTGTGTTTGAGCCTATATCCCCACCAACAATTTGGTCAAAATATAACTCATCCTCTATCATTCTTCTCAGTTTTTCAGTATTTATCAAGTATAAGTCAAAATCATCAATAGACCTAACCACTGCGTAGGCTATAAAATGAGCCGTTGTTGTTACAATACCAGCTGGCTTACCCCAACTTTCATACTCCACTACTATATTCCCAGTAGTAGCAGCGAAAAAATCTGCTTTAATCTCCAACATGTAGGTTTTATCATCAAGTGAGAATACACAATCATGTGTTTTAGTACCAGAAAATGTGTGAAATTTAAAGTTTTTATAAGATTTTTGTAGTTTTTTTATAACAGCTAGCTCAATTTTATCAGCTGTGTCCATATCCTCTTGAAAATTGTAATGCATTAAGCTTCCTTTAAGATTATTTCAGAGATTTTTGCTCTTACTATATCTCGTTTATGCTTAATATGCCTGATATTACCACCCTCATCTATAAAAGCTGTAATAAGTTGCACGTTTTTAAGATTATCAGAGAAAATTGCAAACGATTTTGAAGATATTTTAAGGTGTTTTATTGCAAGAGCTCCACAGATACACTTAGGTTCTGCCAAACTCTTGCATAATTTACAATAAGGTATTGTTTTTAAAGTCATTTAATACTTCAAATGCCTATAACTCACCCCCATAATTAATGAGTAGAGAGTAAAATACAGGAATGATTTTAGAGTGACCCACATAGCACCAAAAAATGATAAACACTCTTGATTAGCTAACTCTACAATACCACCAAAAAACATCCCAAAACTAGCAAAAATGCCCAAAAAACCAACAATTACTCCAAAAATTAGTAAAGAATTAGCAAATTTTTCTAACATTACCCAACCTTTTGTCCCTGACCACGACTTTTTCTTTGATTTGCTTTCATCATAGCATCAACATTTTCAAAGAAATTATCAGGCAGCTTTACATTTTCTGTACAATCATGGTACGTCTCATTACGAAGTACTCTTGTTACAGTCAGACGTGTCACATTTAGCTTATCAGCTATTCGTTTAACTGTGTTGCCATCAATAAAGGAGGTGAAGATGTAACTTACATCCTCACAACTAAGTTTTTTAGGTATTGGCATCTTACTTACCTCCTGCTGCTAGAGCCTCAGCCATAACCTCATCATCAGAGCCATCAGGTGCTCTATACTGGGCTACAATTTCTGCAATTCTTTCTTCTGGTGGTACAAAACCATCTGGCTTGATAATTTTACCATTCTCATCCTTTTCTGTACCCTTCTCCTCATTTGCACTGATAACAGCATCAAGGCACTCTACCAACATTGGTACTAGATTGTCAAGCATAATTCCTTCAGCCTCTACTCTACCAACAAAGTCCGTAATTACAAAGTCAATAGGTCCAAACAATCCCTTAGCTACCAGATGATATGCGTTAGCTGTTTTGGCAAGTGTGCCTACACCCACAAAAATAAGGTCACATACAGCATCCACCCTATCAACGAATGTTGCTGCATCAAAATATTCTTTAGCCTCCTCACGTAGCATATCAACTTCGAGGTCTGAGTTCAACGCAAGTCCGTTGCGTGCCTTATTCCAATCTACAATCCTATTTACCTGCTCTGGTTTTGTTACACCTTGGATTAGTCTAATTGCTTCTGTCATTTTTTTCTCCTATTTTTAAGTTTTCTAAATCTATTTCTAAGTTACCAAATAAATTTCTTGGTAACCACACAATAATTGGTGTGTCGTCAAGCACATCCTTAACCTTTAAGCCTCTTCTCTTTAATCCTAAGAGTTGACGATGCTTCCTAATTGTCTGTTCTGAGCGTCCTAATAACTCACCAAGTTTTTTGTCAGAAAGAAAGAGGTAATTGTCAGTGAGGAAATTTATATCCTCATCTGTCATCTTACGCCAACCACGTTTACTCATTTTACTGGTTTATCTTTAAAGATTTCTTTAAACTCATAACCATAGTACAAACCATCGTACTCGGTTGTTATAAGCTTATGCACAGCTTTCTGACAAGGAAGTTTAAAATACTTCAATAACTGGTAGGTTTCCTCTTCCCATGCTGCACCTGTAGGAACAATATGGTCAATCTTTGTAAGAATCTTATAATCATCCAAAAGCTTGTTCAAATCTCTCTCAAGATGATATTTTGGAATGATAGTTACACTACGCTTACCACTAAGACTTACTGAGAATGAGTATCTAAAACTAAGTGGTGTCAGTAAAGAATTTGTCTTACTGTAAAATTCCAAAAATGCCCTACGTATACCATCAATATTCGATGAACTTATTAAAATTGGTGTTAGTAAGTCTTTCTGGTTCTGTGACATACCATCAAGAAATTGCTCAGCTACTTTAGGGTGCTCAGACCACTTATCCGATAGAATCAGTCTCTTCATCCTCGAGCTCCTCAATAACTGGTCCTTCAAATACCAGTATCTCTGTGTTTTCCCCTGCATACTCTCTTGCTGCCTCTAGGCTACTGAACATTGGCATAACACCTAACATTCCTTTTGCCCAAGTCATTGATAGGGTCAATTCCAAGTCTTCAAAATCTTCTGGAATATCATCAACAATATCCTTGTTTTTATTTACTCTAATAGCAACATCCCTTTCCCTGACCAAGTTTATTGGTAGGAAATATTCCATTTTCTCACTCATAATCTGAAACTCCATTATCCTGCTCTGAAAGTGTTGGCTCACTCTCTTCTGTGGAAGAATCAATATCTACCTCTACTGGAACAAATTCATGAATATTAAGAGTCCTAGCAGAACCACCAAAATCAATTAGATAAGTTTCTGTGGTCTGCTGCCTAATAATCTTCCCATCTCCAAATTTCTCACTGTATACTGCACCATGCGGCTCATATACAATAGGCTTTTTACGTGCCCTGCGTTTAGGTTTGGCAGCTTTTTGCACTGGTGTTGTTTTACCCATGTAAACTCCTTTAAATTTTATGGACGTATTATAACACTCTTTTACAAGAATGTCAAGTGCTATATAACAAATATCGTAAATTTAATAAAGTAAAGTAACATGTTACAATAAATTTACCAGCAACTACCAAAATTGGCGATATACAGGTAAGAAAACTTTAAGGTAAAAGAAATGGTAAATCATATATTTCCAAAGACAATAAATCTAGTGCATGTAAAAAATGGAGAGCTTGTTTTTGTATGCTCCTGTGGTAGAGTAGACTCAACTAGATTAAAAGAGTTCAACAAAAAAACCAGATGTCAAATTTGTACAAAAGCTAATGCTAAATTAATAGCTGAAAATAAGGTCGTAAATAAATTCCAAATTTATGAACTTTTTGACACTATGAAGCAAAATGGGTTATATAATTTTGTTAATAAAATTTAGCTCTAAAAGGGAAACTATACTGATGGTCTTGACCACCCCCTCTCAAACGCCCGCCACAGCGTGAAATAAGAAAAACTTATGGGCTAATTTGGGTAAAAATTACCCATTTTTGTACTTTAAAAGGAGAAAAAATTTAATGAAAACGGATAGTTTGGAAAAGGTGGCAAAGGCTGCTGACTTAGAGATACAAGAGATGCTTTCAAATTTGCCTCAACAGGATGTTGAATTTGTTGATGAAGAACTTGAACATGACCCAGTGATACATAGCCCAGTAGTTAGTGTACAACCTGCAACACCTATGACAGTTATGGAAACTAATATATGTGAGTTATATTCTACTGGTATGTCAACTAAAGGTATAGCTGAGGAGCTCGGAATTGAGCCATATACCGTTAGAAATGTTTTAGCCAAGCCCCACATCAAAGATTTTGTTTCAGAGCTTATAAACGCTCAATACACAACTTCTATAGAGGGTAGACTAAGAGTAATTAATAAAATAATTGACGCTAAGTTGGAAAAAATTGAGGAAGAGTATAACGGAGACTTCTCAAAAGCTACTAAAAAGGATGTTGTAGATTTGTTGATGATAGCTGATGGTATGCTTAAAGAACGTCAAAAGAAAGAGCTTGGCACTTCCGACAATGTGTATTTAAGTATTGTTAATCAAATAACTGGAGAGTAGGATGAAGTTAGCACCAGATGTAGAAGTTTATTTGAGTGTTAAAAAGAAGTTAAATAAAGAGAAAATTTACCAAGTAACTAATTTTAACCCTCACCCAAAACAAGCACTTATCTTGGATACATTTTTTGAAGGTAAGTTTAGTATAATGACAATTACTTGTGGCAGACGTTTTGGCAAAACATACGCTATATCTGAAGCTGCATCAGCGGAATTGTTAGTGCCAAATGCATCAATACTACTTATCACTCCTACATTTTCTAACGCCAAGACGATGTTCGAGAATATTGAAAGAACCATAGTAAGTATGGGCATAAAAATAGTTTCAAGAGACTCAAAGGCTCTGACATTTACTTTAGAAAACCGTGCAACTATCTTTGTTGTTTCTCCAAAGTCCGTTGCTAACGCACTTGGTAGGAAATTTTCACTTGTAATTGTTGATGAGGGGCAAGATATTGATGACCTTGTTGACTTATTTGAGAACTACATTCAACCAGCGATGGCTGACTTTGGTACTGATGAGAATGGGTATAATAATGCGAAGGCTATTTTTATTGGTACCGCTAGGGATGAAAGTAATGATTTGTATGAACTAATTTCAAGGGCATCATCAAAGAAATATTTCGGTTATATAAATTTTACTTTTCCAACATCGGACAATCCTTATATACCACAATCATTTATTGAGTCAAAAAGAAAAGAGCTAGACCCTGTAACTTTCGGTAGGGAGTATGAAGGTAAGTGGTCAAAATCTGATGGTGAGTTGATTTATTATGCGTTCAATGAAGATAAAAATGTGGTACCACATAATACTATAAAGTATAATAAGGAAAGTTTATTTATTGCAGCACTTGATGTTGGGTTCACCGATAATACAGGGTATTTGGTAGGATTTGTTGAGCCATTTACAGGTAATATTTATATAATTGGTGAGTATAAGGATAATGAGGCACCACTGTCTTACCATCAAGCTAAGATAAAAGAGCTTGATAATAGGTTTGGGAAGGTTAGAGATAGGTATATAGACCCTGCTGCTGCTCAAATAGCGAATGATTTGTCCGTTGATTATAATATTTACACAACACCTGCTTATAACAAGATTGATGAGGGTATTAAATATGTCAACCAAGCATTTTACCAAGGTAAATTATTTATTTCTGATAATTGCCCAGACCTAATTGCAGAAATTAAGAATCTATACTGGCAAAATGCCAAAACCAAGACTGTCAAAAAGACAAAGAAATTCAAACACTTTGACCTGTCTTTATCAACATTAAGATACTTGGTAGCTACTTGGAAAATACAGTCTGATGTGCAAATAGTAAAAATATAAGCAGAGGTAATTACCTTTGCCGATATATAAAACAAATGATATAAAGGATGTTTATGGGCTGGTTCAGCAATATGTTTGGAAGTGCTGGTGATGACAATGGTTCCGTTAATGAATTTAATGGTATACAGACATTGGTAGTCTCTGGGCATGATACAAAAGCAACAAAAGCATCTTCTAAATACTTTGAAAGTTACTCCGATGGTAATAAACCTACTTCTAAGAAAAATGAAGAGAACTATTTACATACATCAGAGTTAATATTTTCTGCTATTGATTATGTTTCAAAAGCAGCTAGTCAAGCTATACCGAGGCTTGTCAAAGTTAATCCATCTAATGGAGATAAGGAAGAAGTAACTGATAAAAAACTAATTCAGTGGTTGGCGGCACCTAACCAATTTCAGAGTTGGGGAGAGATAGTTGAGTTAATAGTACAGGGGTACTTCCTGAGTGGTAACAGTTTTATTTCCCATGAATTGGTAAAAGGTAGATTTGAAAGTTGGCATTTAGGACCACCTAGTGCTGTCAAAGTAGTTCCAGATAAGAAAAAGTTTATCACGGGTTATGTTTATTTGGATAAAGTTGCTTACAAGACAGAGGAAGTTATTCATTTTAAGAATCCAACCTTGAATAATATCTATTATGGGGTACCATCTGTACGACCACTGTTGGATACTTTGCTGTTAGAGGCAAGTTCCATAGGTGAGCTCAAACAATTTTATGAGGGTAGCACAATACTATCTGGTATTTTACAATCTGAATATAACCTATCTCCCGAACAAATACGTGAAATTAGGGAGCAATTTAAAGAGCTATATGGAAAACAAGGTTCTGAAAGACGTGGTACAGTAGTACTACCTGCACACATGTCTTACAATACTGTGCAGGCTACTCCAAAAGACTCAATGCTTTTGGATTCCTTAACAGTTTCCGAGAGAAGAGTCTTTAGGGTGTTTAAAATTAACCCTATTGCACTAGGTGGAGCTGAGCAGTCTACATCCCACCCACAAGAGCTTATGAAAGCCACATTTAATACTGCGGTAAGACCTTATTTGTATAAAATAGAGGACCAGCTGACAGTATTTTTAAGAGAAAAGTTCAATGACCCTACATTAAAATTTTATTTTGATTTAGACAGAATTACAGAGTTGGAGACCCCACTTGATACAAAAGCAAATGCTAGTAAAACAATGTACACTACTGGTATTGCATCACTTAATGAGGCTAGGGACTTGGTAGGCTTACCAAAACTTGATGAAGAAAATGCTGACAAACATATTTTGGCGGCTTATCTATTTGGAGAAAATGCATCTTATGTAGAGGATGGGGGCACTATAGGAGCCCCAGCAACTGCTCCAGCTGGTAGTACTGACCCACATGGTGGAAGTGCAGATATGCCAACAACTGATACAAATACATCAAACAACAATTAGGAGAATAAATGAAATTCAATAAAAAAGATATTATAGGTTCCAAAACGGAACTTGTAATAAAAGAGACCACTGTTTCACAACCTAATGATGGTGTGGTAGTTATTTCTGGGTATGCAAACCGTTACTTAGATGAAAATGGTAAATTAGTTGTTGACCGTTCAGAGGAGTCAGTCCTGCCACAGGGGTACGACCTTTGTGATTTTATGAAGAACCCAATACTTCTTTATAGTCATGATAAATCGCAACCAATCGGTAAGATAATTAACATAGATGTACGTGTAGATGGTCTTTACATAGAAGCTGAGGTACATAAGTTCATGAATGAGCAGGTGTACTACGGAGTACTAAATGGTATTTTGAAGACTTTTTCTATAGGCTTTATGATACTTGATTATGCAGAAGTTGATGGTGTATATTTGTGGACTCAAACAAAACTATTGGAAATCTCTATAGTAAGTGTTCCAGATAATCAAGACTCCCTTTTCAGTGTTCTTACAGATGCTCCCTGCCAGACAGGTGTATGCCTTTTGGGTAGTAAAGCAATATCTTCCGAAACCATTAAACAAAAGTCACTAGAGGCAAAAACTAAAGACTGGGTTTTGGTTGATAAAGAGAAGGTAAAAATGCATCTATCCGAGATTGGTAGAGAGGAGGATATAAAAGATGCCTACTTGGTAGTAAAAGATGTGTCTAACCAAGATACATGGAAGTTCCCTCACCATGATTTTGAACATGGCAGCCTTATTTTGAATAAAGGTGGATTAAATTCTGCATTTTCCGCACTAAAGAGTGTCAAGGATGACGATATACTTTCTGTAGAAGAAAAGTTAGCTGCTGCGGAACACTTAAAAGGGCACTTTGAAGAACTATTACAAGATGGTTTGGTAGAAGAGGCAATTTTAGAAAATCTGACAGAGTTTATAACTGGACTTAAAAATCAATCTGAGGAAAGTACAGACATGAAAACTAAAGAAGAGGGTGCTACACAAGAGCAACCAGAGGCGGAAGTTACAGAAGCTGGTCAAGAAAATGAGACTTCTGAGGAAACTACTGAACAGCCCGCAGTGGAAACTACGATAAATTCTTCAGAGGAAACTGAAGAAGAGGAAGAGACTCAAAACCCAGAGGAAAATCAAGAAAAATCTGGTGAGGGTAACACTAACTCTGACAGTAGTACGGTAGGTATGGAAGCTGTTGAAGCTTTTATTGGTTCTGCTAAGCAAACCCCTGAGGGTGTTGAGCAGTTGTTTGTGTTGTATGCTGAACTGGCAGACACACTTAATGAAGTATTATCATCTAATGAAGAGGATTAAAAATGAAAATTAAAGCCATTGAAGATTTGGAAGCAAAAGTAAAAGAGCTTGCAGAGAAGCTGGTAGCAGAAAAAGAAGCTGCTGACCAAAAAATTAAAGATTTGGAAGCTGATTTTGCCGACAAACTCGCAGAAAGAAAAACAGAATTTGATGGAGAGGCAACTTTCTCTGCAAAAGACATTGAGAAGCTGAAGAAAAAATCGGCTGATATGTATCTTAATTCACTGCTTCTTGGTAAGCCAGTTGACCAAATGGAAGGTTACAAAGACCTATCTGCTATGGTAGAGAAAGCAATTGTACCAGCGGATGTACCAAGTTGGTTGGCGGAAGAGTTCTCTAGCCAAATTCTTGAAGACCTTGAACTTGAGCTCAAAATTGAGAGCCTATTTGCAAAAGTTAATATGCCTGAAAACAGAAATCAATTCTCGATTCCTGCTATTGTTGGTGATGTACAGGCATACCTGATTGCACCTGGCGACGATGCTATTGAAAGTGCTATTAGCTCTGCTAAAGTAACTTTTGAAACTAAGCGTATCAAAACACTTGTTGGTGTCACCGACCAAGCTGACCATGAATCAGTTGTTATGATGACTGATATTGTTCGTGCAAGACTTGTTAAGTCACTTGCAAAAGCTTCTGAGGATGCAATCATCAACGGAGATACTGCTATTGCAAACAACAATGATGTTCGTAAAGCATTTGACGGTCTATTGAAACTAGCTATTGCAGCTGGTAACACTGTTGATGGTGGTGGTGTTGCTCCTACAGCGGCTACTATTGCAGCTACTAGACAAGTTCTTGGTGTATATGGTGTAAACCTTGCAGACCTTGTTATCATTGTAAACTTCTCTACTGCGTTCAAACTACTTGAGCTTGCAGAAGTAATTACTGTTGATAAATATGGTCCAGCTGCTACTATTATCACTGGTGAGCTTGGTAAAATTTGGGGGATACCAATCGTTGTATCTGAGTATGTACGTACTGACCTTGATGCAAACGGTGAGAATGCAGGTTCTGGTGACAAAACAGTTCTTCTGATTGTCAACAAAGGATACTTTGCAGTTGCTGATAGAGGTAATGTCACTGTTGAAATTGAGCGTAGAGCAGTTAGTTCAACTAACCTTTATGTTGGTTTCCGTGACTTCGACTTCAAAATGCTGTCTGCTGGATTCACTCCTGTTGCAGCTCTTGTAAACGTAGCGTAAGCTACTCCCCTTCGGGGGAAGATTATAAAATAGGATTACTTATGTTTCAACTAAATTCAACTTTAACATTAACAATTATTATTTCCACCTTGATAGCTATCACAGGTGTTGCTATTTATGTACAAAGTGCAAGAATAGAGAATTACAAACAACAACTACAAAACTCAGCCACTACTGCCAAGGTAGTTGAGGAGGCTCATAAAACAGCTTCTTTTGAGCAAAAACAGGCAATTACTTTTAATAAAGATAAGGATTCTATAAATGAAGTCAATATTACTAACCTTCCTGATGGTAACTACACTATTTCTTTTTAATGGGTGTTCAGAGCGTATTATTTACGTTGATAAACCTTGCCCACAATTACAAACATGGGAAGTAGATGGTATTGACTCTATAGATTTTGAAATAAAAACTAGGAATTGACATGAAAAGAGTTGTAGAAGTTTCTGCAGAGGAGTTTGAAAAGTTAGTAAATAAACTTAAAGAGTGCTTAAAAGCCAACAAAATCCTCAATGAACAAATCAGAGAATATAACAAAAATTTTGCAAATAAAGAGGGTAAAGATGGCTGATATTGGTGAAAGAGTAGCATTAGTTGAGCAAGCACTGGCTAGATTGACAATAATTCAAGAAGAGCAGACAAAGCAAACAGAGAGAATTATACGTTCTATGGACAATTTTACAAAAATTTCTGTCACTGTTGAGCAAAATGCAAAAGATATTGATATTTTACATGAAGCTATAGCTAAAATGCATGATAACTTACAAGAAGTCAGAGAAGGTAGTACAGATGTAAAGGAATACTGTACAACACTTAGCTTTAGTAGACTTAGAATGGCAATCTCGGTATCTGTGGCTGTTGTTATGGCAGTATTTGGATACCTGTACGCAGATGTTTCAAAAGCTGTTAGTAAATGTAGTTACCTAGAGAAAGAGGTAATTAAATTGGAAATGCAGCATAGAGAGGTATTCAATGGAAAAATTAAACGATAACAGAGTATCTAAAAACACTAGACCACTGCTTTTAATTTATATGGTGGTGTTTATTACTGCGTTGGCAGTAGCTGATGCTGCTATTGAGGGGTTTGATGTACCTGAAAATTATATCACGTTATTTCAAATTCTTATAACAACCTCTGCGGCTACTTACTATGGAGCAAGAAGTATTGAGAAACTGAATGCTATGAAGGATTATTAATGAAGATTGCTTTAATAGCTGGACATGATAGTTACTTTAAGCAAGGGGCTGTGGCTTCTGGCATTTCAGAGAATGTTTTTTGGAATGAATTATTGGAAGAAATTATTGATATTTTGCCTTCTAAGCATAAATACAAAATCTTTCATAGACCTAACCAGAGTGTTTATGGGTATAGAGGTGCTGTAAGTAGATTGCACAAAGATATAGACCATTGGGGAGCACAAGTAGATATAGAATTTCATTTTAATGCTGCTGCATCCAAAGCCTCTGGTCATGAAGTTTTATATTATAAACACTCAAGAAGTGGCAAAGCTTTAGCAACAATTCTAAATGATAGTTTTACAAAGTTTTTAAATAACCCAAACAGGGGTATAAAACCAGTAGGACGTAACGATAGAGGTGGGTATCAATTAGCTATAGGTCGTAGTGTATCACTATTACCAGAGCCATTTTTTGGTACCACAGAAATACAAGATTTTTTAAAAGTAGGTGGCAAGCGTCACCTACTTATTGACTCTATAATTTCATTTTTAGAGGCTATATAAACTATACTTCAGTTTTAGTACGATATACTTGTAAATAAAACTACAAGGAACAACTATGGTCGTACTAAAATACACAGGAAAAGGTATCATCAGTCGTGGTATTCACTTTTCTCCTACATACAATGCTGGGTTATACGATGTGCCTAAAGAGGACGCAGACTATCTACTAGCTACTTTCCCAAAACATTTCGTACTTATTGAGAAAAAAGCTTCTACAAAAACTGAAGAAGTTGAGAAGACTACCACAAAAGAGCCAGAAGCAAAGCCTGCAAGAAAAAGACGTACTCGTAAAAAAGCGGAGACAGAAGCAAAAGAGTAAAGGATTACTATGATTTTAGAAGAACTGCTACAAGAGTTGAAGCAGTATCTACGCATAGAGCAGGACGATACAGAGCAGGATGATTACCTAAAATCATTCTGTGAGGCTGCTGATGGGTACATATCTGCACAATACAACTTCAATATTATAACAAAACCTGTAACTAGCAAACAAATGCTTACCGCTTCACGAAGGAATAAGTTATATTTACCTAAAGTCCCTGTAATTGCTGATAGTGTTGAAATAACAAAGCCAGACAATACATTAGAGACTACTCCGTTTACACTAATAGGTGGTGCTATTATATTTGATGAGCCTATTGATTATATGTTTGGAGTGTATACTATAACTTACTCATCTGGTACAGTAGATTCTGTAGAAAATAGAGGAGATATTGAGCATTGTATTCAATTAGCCGCATGGTTGTACAGAATAGCGGATAAAGGTTTGGAAGGTATAGACCAGATTTCCACTGGTGTTAAGGAAAGTGCAAAAATGTTTGCTGGTATTCCTAAGAATATTACTACCTATTTTGAATCAAGACAACCAATAAGGCTATAAAATGGCTACAGGTACTTGGGAGCAAGGTATTGGTAGAAAAATATGGAAGAATATACGTCTTGACATTAACAAGTACCAGCAACACCTTGCAAAAGGTTACGCTGATAGTGCAAGAAGGCAATTATCATCTTGGGAAAGGGCAGTTGAGAGAGTATTAAGTGACCCTTTGGGGAAAGAAGATTGGCATGGTATTAGAGACCCATCAAGAAAATTCCCATACCTAAATACTGGTACACAAGTAAATAGTATTTCGTCTGGTGTTACATTCAAATCTACTGGACAAGGTAATTTTTCCATTACCTCATGGGCAGAGATAGAGGTACCTTATGCTGCTTTCACAAGTTTGGGTTATAAGCCAAGAAAAGATGGTAAGAAACCTAACTGGATTGGGTGGATGGATGATGTATTTAAAGGCACCAGAGGATTTAACTCTGTTGAGGACATTTTTGAGCTACTAACATTAGAAAGGGCAGGATTATGAGTATTAGACAAGACTCAGTTGAGGAGTTAGCAGCTGATTTTGCTGCATCACCCTCATTTAAGCACGTTTATAAAAATATAGTACCAGTGTGGACAAAAGTAAATAATACTCCATCTGTTGCTATACTATATAGCGAAGAGTACGCAGATAGAGACTCTCTGACAAGCAATAAAATTAAATATAACGGTACTATTTTAGTATACATCTATAATAAACAATCATCTGCAAAATATGAAGATATCTTATCAGATTTGATAGAGGAAGCTCAAACTATAGTCATGGAAAATACATATCTTCAGTGTAATACAGTTGAGTGTATTGTTAGTGAGCTTAAAAAAGATGGTGGTACCGTGCATCCGTGGGCAATAGCACAACTCAAAATACGGATAAAATATATTCATAGGATTTAGCATATACCGATATACAATAAATGATTGTATAAAGGAAGCCTAAATGCTATATAAACAAATAACTTTTCAAATAGAAGTGCCAGTTTCCGTTGATTGGGGAGATGGTAATGTAATTCAATACCCTGCGGGGGAAATTACTGGTACTCCTAAAGGAGAAGTTATTATAACTTCCACTGAACCAGTGGAGGAAATTAACTTCTTAACAGATACAATTTCACAAGCTGCTTTTGACGAAGCTGCTGATTATAAGTATGCAAACGAATTATTTAAAGATAAGAGAAACATTCAAGTAGTTTACTTTGATAAAAACAGTCCAATAGTAACAACAAGGCAAGCATTTGCTAATAGTGGGATTATATACCATGCTGATATGGCTCATCACAGACCACAGCAGTTACAATACATGCATTTACATGCCCATAGATTACAGTGTGTAGAGGGATTAGACACCAGACATGCGTTTAATGCTTATGGATTATTTGAAGATACACCACTATTAAAGCACCCAAGACCTTTTGAAATTGCTGCACTAGAGGACACAAATGCTGGTGGATGTCATTATGAGAATACTTTTCAATGTGTATACCCTGTATTTCATAACAACTTCTCACTTTCTAAGGTTCAGTTCGAGGAAAGTATAAAGCTGCCCGATGGGTATGAGATGTATTACCCATTTCTGAATGGCATAGTCCAGACCCCTAAAAGATATAGTCATTATGTCAGAGGATGCCATGTAAACCCTGATAGTCTTTATTTTGATGGTAATAGAGATTACATTATTGTACATTATTCACCACAATATGACCAAGGTACTGCAACTGTTTGGGTAAAACGTAGAAGTGATGGTAGGAATTATGATACTATCTTTGCCGAATCTGGTTCTGCTTCTCAATTGATAGCATGGATACCTTCTGATAATAAATTATGGTTTCAACTTGATGGTAGTTACAAGGGCAGGTGTGCAAGCAGTGTGACTATACCTGAGAATGTTTGGACACATATAGCAGTTACTTATAGTACAACTGATGTTGTTTTATATATTAATGGTGAAGTTGTTGGAGGTGTTGACAATGTTGCAATGTCTGGGGGGTTCTGGCAAAGAGCACATGATAACCTATCTATTGGTGGCAGTCCTTATGCAACAAGTATGTACGGGTGGTTAAAGCATTTTAGATGGTACAATAAAGTGCTCTCACAAGATGAAATAAAAGTTATTTATAATTCGGGGGTATAGTATGGGTCATTATATTGAAAATGGTACAATAATTACTACCACAAGTGATGTTGAGTTAACCCATACTGAGCAGCAAGTAGATGGTTATGAGCAATTTGTAGCAGCTAAAAGAGTAGTGATAGAAGAAGGTATACCAGCTTTTACAGATTATGGGCAGGAGTTTATAAATGTAATCCCTCCTATGATTAATAATGGCTCTCCAAACGGTGAGGTGTATTCATCTACAGGGTTAGAGACAAAAGTAGAGGCTTATAAAGCTTTTTCAAGAGACCCCAGCACTATGTTGCGATGGAGTAGTAAAAGTGGTTGGTTAAAGTATGATGCTCAAGATACTATATTTATAGCTAGGTATGTGTTAACCACCCCATATTCAGGGGATGCCAATGCCTTACCAAAATCATGGAAAGTACTTGGCTCAGCTGATGATAGAAACTGGGTAGTTATTGACAGTCGTTATAATAAAACACTAGATTTAGGTACTAGGTATGCTTTCGAGTGTATTGCACCACATGGGTATAGATATATTAAAATTGAATGGAGTGACACAAGAGGTAATGTAGGGTACTCTTTATTTTCTACAATAGATTTTTATGGTGTTGTAAGATTAGCATTTGATTTCGATTTCGATGCTACGGAGCCAGTTGGTATGTTACATACAGAGCACCAAGAAGAGTTAACACATTTTCCTAGTGTGTATAAGTTTCCTAAACTTGATGATATCGACCCATTTGGAGATGCATCACAACTTTGTTATTATAAATTAGATGGTGATTTAAATGATTCAATAACTGGCGTCCCTTTAAATACATATAGCATAACTCCAAGTTATGTTGAAGCCGATGACGGCTCAAAGGCACTAAACTTAGCAGGTGTAAATTCCTATTATTCATCCTACTTATCAACACCCGATAAACTACCTCTGAATAATTTAGAGGGTGTGACTGTATGTGCGTGGGTAAAACAAACATTTTTTGATTATGATTTCTACCAATGTATTTGGACTATTACAACAAACAGGACTTGTAGCACAAGTGATAATTGTCGTATACAAAGCTTGTGGTTTAAAGACCATGATTCTACAGTACTTCATGGGTCTGTAATGTCCAATGGTGTTGACATTTCATGTGATACCCCCAGACATAGCGGCAGTACCGAAGAATGGATGTTTTTAGTAGTACGACAAACTGTAAGTGGTTTTGAAGTGCTAATTGATGGAAAAATACAGGCTGGTAGGGAGACTTACGCAACTGCTAGTATTATAAAAGATGGTTACTTAAATATCAGTGCATACAGACAGTATGCTAATTTCTATATAAAAGATGTGAGAGTATTTAATAAATACTTGGATGATTCACAATTAGCCAGAATACAGTTTGAGGGAAGGACTGTAGCTAGGCTTAGAGGTAATAGGATGCCGAAAGCCTTCACATTATTTGATAACTCCCATAAAATAAATGGTAAGGAACTACCATTAAATATTACTTCTTTTGAGGTCTTGAAAGAGCGTAAAAAATTTAGGTTTATAGATTATAGAATGACTGATGGCAATAGTATAAATAGTAATATTGCCATAGTTGAAGTTCAAGCACTAGCAGATGATTTTACAGACATATCTAATGGCTCTCCAGTCTTAGTAGACCGTTCTGGCAATGGACACAAAGACTATATCACAGATGGGGACATTGATGCAAATCATTATTACTCAGCAAATGCTAGTAGTGCTTATGTGCGTATTGATTTAGGGGAGCCAAAAGATATAAGATATATTCAAAATTGGAATTATTATGGGGATGGTAGGTATTATAAAAATGTGAGGGTGGCTTTAACCAATACCCCGTCACGTAGTTACACTACTGCTGATTATTATATCACACATGCTACCGAGTATCATGGTGTATATACCGAAACAAGTGCTGGACACATAACCTCTAATTTGGCTTACAACTATATCTTTAAAGTTACTTTTGAGGTTGAGGATGTGGTATACCCGCCAGAATACACCAAAACTGTTGTCTTGAGATATCCAAGGGCTGGCAGTAGACTTTACAATATATTCTTTGAAGTGCAGAGAAATTTGTGGCATATAAAGCCAAGATTATCTAAATCTATCAAAGAATCTATGCAAGTATTTGATACAGGAAATATGGTATTTCCTAGAAGAAAGATAGTAGTTGATGCGATAGCTATCGACGATATGCCTAAAGAATATTATCCACCATTCAAAGGTACTACAGATTTCTCTGATATAGCTGATAATGTTAGTTATAAGAAGGTCATTGGTACAGCTAAGTCTACTGTGGAGCAGGACTCATTGTTTGAGTTCACTTCTCACATAATTGCGGGGTCTGGGCAATACAATACAATAGTCAAAGTAATAAATGAAAATTGTAAGCCAACTGACCACAGTAGTAAAGATATTCGATATAATTTATGTGGTGAAGATACAGGTAGGAAATTTCCTCCTATGGAATATGTTTACACTTCAGAAGTAGTATTTATTACTTTTGGAAGGTATCATAATGCACCTACTGATAAAGAGGAAATAGAGGAAAATATCACTAATATAGTAGTTGTTGGTACTGTAGCCCCAACTGATGTAGAAAATAGTGATGTTGAAGAAAATATCGTCCATATAATTTCATAGACAGTGTATGATTTTTAGGACGATATATATGAAAAGAATATAAAAGGACATACATGAGCTATAGAAGTACGAGTGCGGTGTACGCAGTCATTAAAGAAACTACTTTTAACAGTGGTGGTACATTTACAGACAGTGATGTTGTAGAAGTAACATCTGATACTGCTCTGAAGCCAGAGATTGATGCGATTGAGCGTAAAGCTGTTTCCAATTCATTCCTGTCTTCTCCAAAACTGCCGGGGAAAGAATCTGGTTCTGGTACATTTGCCGTTGAGCTTATCCCAGTTGGAGGCACAAATAATGATATCAATGGAGCAGTTATTCTCGAAGTTGCTCTAGGAAGTAGAGAGGATGCTGGTGCAGACTCTGGAGCACTTATCGGGGTTAGTGATGCAAGTGGCACACCAGCTAATATGATTTATGAGGTACAATCTGGGGAAACTGGTGAAGCCGTACTTTATAAACTAAATAAACCTTGTGGTGGTCAAGATAGTCTTGCTATCAAACAATTCCTTGGGTGTGATACTTCTGATTCTCAGATTATTACATATACTGGTATTGTTCCTAACTCTGTTACATTTGACTTCCCTGTTGCTGATATTGCAACTGTGTCGTTTGACACTGGGGCTGCTGGATTTGGTACAGCGTCTGGTGAAGCAATTCTACCATCAGTTTATATTTCTGCAAACCCTTACGTTGGTAAGAATGCGAAATTTACTGTTGATAATGTGGCGTATGAGGCAAAAGACCTCCAGTTTACTATTGAGAACACCGTTTCTGACAGAGAGGCACTTACAAGTTCTGGTATTACTGATAAAGTAATTACTGCAAAAATGGTTAAAGGTTCCCTGACAGTTACCTTTGAAAACTATGATGAACTTAATAAGTTTAAAAACTCTGTAGATGCGGCTATTTATCTTGAAATGACTTCTACAGACGGTGCAGATTCTTTCAAATTTGCAATCTACCTACCAAGAGTTAGATATACCGCAGTTGGTATTGAAGACGATGATGGGGTACTTGCAAACAAGATTGAGTTTGAGGGTTATGAAGACGCTAATGGCGAAGCCCTGTTTATTGCACATCAAAAAGTGTAATGCACTGTGAGGGCTCTGCCCTCATTATAATAACATTTAACAATTTCTCCCCAAAATACTACAATACCCCTTCTATTTTCACGATATATAAATAAATAAAACAAAAGGATACCACTTATGGCTATTACTATTAAACAAACAGCAGAAACTTATGAGTTTATTCCACTTTCTGAAAGAATGGAGAAAGACCCATTTACAGTAACTATTAAAAGATTGCCTCCAAGACAATTTACAATTTTGGAAGATAAAATGGCTAAAATCAACCAAGATGAGTCAATTTCATTTACAACTGGTACATTTAACTGGGCTGTTATCAAGAAGGGTCTGGTTGATTGGAAAAATATGCTTGATGAGGATGGAAAGCCAATTCTTCCTACAAAAAGTGGTAAAGGTGAGATTGTAGATGAATCACTTGACCTATTACCACTAGAATTGATTAGCGAGATTGCTAATACCATTGTCAGTATCTCTAAAGACCCTGACAATATTGATATTTACCTTGGCAACTTTAAACAAACTACAAAGGGTAAAACAGATGGAGAAAAACAGAGTAAGTAAAGGGATATACTATTTTATTCCAGACCGTTACGAAAACTCTGTTGACTTTCAAATAACCTTCAGGGCTCTATCTTACAAAGAGATGGATGCCCTAACTTCCTTCCTAGAAACTGGCAGACATAACTTATTTGCATACCAAGTATGTAAGACGGCTATCATAGAGATAGAAGATGAGTTAGGTGCCACACACTCCTTAACCTCCCTCTCCCCAGAGATTATAACAGAAACATCCAACAAAATATTAGAGATGTCGTCATTACCAGCAGAAGAATATGAAAAACTACAATTAACTATAACTATTGCATTTGATGATACTTTTAAAACTGACTCATGGAAATGTGAAGTTTGTAGGTATAAAAAATTAGATAGGATACGTAATTGTGGTTTTAGAGGTGAAAAGGACGGTGGCAATGACTTTTCAGTAATGGTTGGGGGGCAGTTATATAAGCACTGTCCGATATATGAATTAGAGCCAAAGCTACTAGATGCGGCTTTGGAAAGCTACTCAATGTATGATAAAAATTTGTTGCCAGATGATGGTGGGCTTTATGACCAAACTAAATTTTTTGTTATCTCTTCAAGATTAGTCACTCAAAAATTAAAAGAGGAAGAGATGAAAGAGTTAAAGAAACAACAGAGAAAAGGAAAATAATATGAATGCTGAGCACGGTAAAACATATATAGTTGATGTACAGATGGCTCTATCTGGTACAAAAGCTATGAGAAATAAACTTGTAAACACAATGTCAGATATTTCAAAAGTCAAAAAGGAGATTTCTGATTTGGGAATAGGTAAGATTTTTGAAGACCAGATTTCCAACCTACAAAACCGTGTTTCATCTTCATTCACAGAACTTAACAATTACATCACAGAATACCAAAGAAAGCTTAAAGAGATTGATAGAGCAAAATTAGGCGGGGCTGATGTCACAGAGCTAGAATTATCATTAGATGATTCAGCTGAGGAAATGATTGCTAAATACAAAGAATATCTAAGTATTGTTGCAGATACTACAATAGAAGTAGAGAGATTGAAGCAAGTTAGTAAATCATCTATAGCATCTCAAGAAGCAGAGATATTAAAGACTATAACTCTTATGGAGAAATATGGAGTCAGTATTAGGCAAGCTGATTTAGCGTACCAGCAAGCTGCTCAAAAGGCTGAAGTTGCTAATAGTGCAGCACCACTAGCCAAATATAACCAAGAACTTACAAAGAGATATGAACAACTTTCTAAAATTAGAGAGTTGCAGAATACTATGCAGTCTCTTGGGCTTGACTCATCAAAAGCAGCAGAATATAGAGCAGAGTTGGCACGCATTGAAGATATATATGCAGACTTCTCAAAGCCAATAAAAGAAGCCGATGTTTTATTCAAAAACTTGAAACTTTCCCCAAAGCTAATAGCAGATATGGAGGCAGCCTCTAAATATGCTAAAGATTTGGGAACTGACCTTCAAAAGGCTATTAGCAAGAGTTCAGACCCTAAGGCTATAAGGGAGTTGCTAGAACTTCAAAAGAAGCTTGAAAAGGAGCAGCAAAATCTTGTAAAAGGCGGTAAAGAAGAGTATTCTATTGCTAAGAAAAACATTTCTGTAATTGATGAGCGTTATAAGAAGTATAAACAGCTAAATGAGCATGCAGATAGGTTGTTACAACTAACCAATGATGAGAAAAACCTTCAAAATGGTGTATCTGATGCAGTTGGTAAAGTAATTGATAAACTAAGAGCCGCTGCATTAGAGCAATTCGACTTATCAAAAAGTACCAGAGAGCATAATGGTATTCTTAAAGAAGCCTTAACTTTTGAATCACAACTTAACTCCAGCTTAAAAGAAAAAAATGGGTTAGAGATTAAACTTTTGAATCTCCAAACAAAACTTAATGAAAAATTGAGTGAAATTAATAGGGTTATGAAACAGAAAGCCCCTTATGCTACTAAAAAGTCTTTGGAAGAGGCTAAAGCTGTTGCTAAGGAGCTAGAAAAAGAGATTGATAGTGTTGGTAATAAATTACAAGAAGTAAGAGGTATTGGTGCTATAGATGGCAACATAGACTCACACGCTATTAAAGTACAAAAAGCAGAGGTAGAGAAACTAAATAGAAAATACTCAGAGACCTCTTTAAGAATAAAAGAAGTTAAGGCTAATTTGGCAGAACTTAGTCAAATTAAGTGGGGCGGTAATATCCTAAAGAGGGCTGTAGCGTATGCTTCTATGTACGCTGGTATTTATGAAGTTATCAGTGTTATGCGTAAAGGTGTTACTGCTGTTGTTGAATATGATACTCAAATGCGTACTATTCAAGCAGTATTTGATGTTACTGGTAACACAGCAAAAAATCTTGCAGATAATATGCTGGCTCTTGGTAGAGCTTGGGGTGGTAGTGTGCAAGATATCAATGAAGCGGCACTTGCACTAGGACGTGCTGGTATTGCAACTGAGAAGGTAACAGAAGCCACAGAAGTGGTCATTAAAATGGCTAAACTTACTGGTGATAGTATTGCAGTTTCTGCAAGTGCTGTTATTACATACCAACAGGTATTTGGAGATACACATCCAATCCTAAAAGAGGTAGGTGACCAGTTGGCTTATGTGGCTAACCAATCACGTCTCAGCACACAAGATATTGGTACTTTTTCAAACTACGCACTTGCAGCTGCCAAATCAGCTGGGCTTAGTATGGAAGCAATCAACGCAATGGCTACATCATTCTCAAATGCTGGTGTTAATGCGTCAACAATCGGTACACAGATTCGTAGATTTTCATCATTGATGCGAGATAATTCTACAGCTGCTAAAGAGTTTTTCTTAAAGATTGGCACAACTCAAGAAGCATTTGCAGCACAAATGCAAAGAGGTAAGAAAAGTGCTGATGAGGCAATGACATGGATTGCAAACAGACTTAAAAGTTTGAGTAATGAAGAGTTCCAAAAAACTATCCAAGGTATGGATATTCTTGCATCAAACTCAATTACCCTATTGAGAAACAACGCAGACGAGTTTCTTAGACACTTTCAAACACTTAATGAGGGAGTGCAGGGAGAGATTGACAAAGCTAACTTGATTTCTGATGGATATCAAGCATCTTTTGAGAAAATGAAGATTGCTGCATCAGACGCTTTTATTGCAATAAGTGAGACAGCCGCACCTGTAGTGCAGGGTATGCTAGACTCTATGGCTGAATACTTTGATTACATAAAAGCTCACAAAACAGAAGTTGTAGCTGCCATTGATAGTATTTTGAATACTGCTAAATGGGTGGCAATATCAGCAATAATTGTAAAAGTCGTTAATGCTTTAAGTCTATTTAGCTCAAATGTTGGCGGGTTACTTAGCAAAATCTTGCCAGTTACTGCTGCTGTTGAGGCTTTAAGTGCGGGATTCTTGGCAGCTGCTGGGGCTGTGAGAGCATTTTTAGCAACTAACCCTGTAGGGTGGGCGATATTAGCTACTGGAGCTATTGCTGGAGCTGCTATATCAATTTACGATTATGCAACTGCTGTTGATAAAGCGGCAGAAGCTCAAAAGAATTATAGAACTGTGCAAGATGATATAAAAGCTGCTGAAAAAACAGTTTCAGAAAACAGAAAAGAACTTGGGCAGTTAATGTTAAAGCTTGGTGATAACACCTATAAAGCTTCAGAAGCGGAACTTGCTAGAGCTGCACAACTTGAGTATGCCATTCAGAAGGATGAAGCACATATAAAAGTTTTAAGAGAAAAACAGAAACTAATAGAATTACAAGGTAAGGCTACTGTTACTGAAAATAATCTTAAAATTATTGAGCAGAAAATTAAGCTTGCTGAAGATGACGGTAACATGCAACTGCTCGGCTCGTTAAAAAGACAGAAAGAGCGTTTGGAAGCAGAAAAAATAAACATAACAGTTAAGTTTGGTATTGAAAAATCCAGAACTGACTTTAAGCAGGGTGTTACCGCAATACTTGACGAGTACAAAGCAACTGCTGGTGTGCTGCAAAAACTAAAAGATAATGGTGTTGGTGAGTTGGGATTAAAACAACGCCAAGATGAGTTAAAAGCACTTGAAAAACAATTAAAAGATGTATACAACCTTGACATTAATATGTTTAAAGGTAAAGATGTAGAGGCAGAGCTTGAAAAATACCTTAATACACTGCAAGGTAAAATGAATGCACTTGACGCTGAATTAAAAGTTGGTGTTGGGTTGCCAGAAGATTTACGCCAAAGACTGCAAGAGAAATTGAATGACCTTAAAAAGGTCTTGGCTGAAAGTGGACTTAAAGCAAATGATATCTTTAGAGAAGTTGACTTTAACAAATTTAAAGAGATGGGTCAGTCTATTGTCAATCAAATAAAGGCTGGTATGGATGTAGGTCCACAGGTTGAAGCCCAATTTGCAGAATTTGAAAGACAATTCCAGCGTATTAAAGATGCTGCTGCTGTTACAGCAATAGAGGTGAGTAAACATTTTGAAAAAGCTGTAGAGGGTATAGCACCAAAAAATGTAGATACCCGTTTTTATGAGTTAGTTAACCAGATAAAAGAAGCCCAAAAAGCTTTTGCAAATGCTGGTAATGCTAAGGCTGCACAGGTAGCAGTATCACAAATGAAAAATGCATTGGCAGAGCTTAAAGAGAAGTATGGTGAAGTTGCCCAAGAAGCAGTAAATAGAGGACAAGAAGTTGTAAATGTCTACAATAAAGAAAACTTAGCAATTCAAAAAACTACAGGAGAAATTGCAAAACTCGGTAAAGCAATGTATGGGGATAACTCAAAGACTGTAGAGAAAGCTAAAGAACTTTCACAAGAAATGCGTGCAATTCTTGAAACAAACACTGACTTGAAAATGTCATATTCAGAAATTATGGACAAAATGACTGGTGAGGTTGATTTAGCTTGGCAAATAAAAAATGCCAACATATCAGCACATGAGGCAGACCTTCTAAGAGTAAAAACTAAGCAAGAGTTAGCAAAACTTGAAGCACAACTGATTCAATTACTAAATGCCTATAATGCAGCTGCATCAGAGACATCAAATTTAGATGAGCAGACGAAAGCCAAGGTGCTTGAAGAGATTGCTGGTATGATGACCAATTTGATTGAAAAATCACAAAATATGGTTAAAAACCTTAAAGCAGCTGATGGTAAATATAAGTCACTTCACAAGTCTGGTAGTAAAGCAGCCAATGCAGCCAAAAAACATGCAGAGCAGGTTGAAAGAGCTGTACGTGCCATCACAAAACTTGAGGCTGATTACAGGTCAAAGATTGGTGATTTTAGCTTATCTGCTAAGTTGGGTATTGAATCAGATATCATGAAAATAGAAGAGATGGGTAGGAAAGCAGAATACTCCAAACAAAAGATAGAGGAATTGAAAGCCTTATATCTTGAAGGTAAGGAGATGGATGTAGATAGAGGCATTGTATCTGCTTTAAGTGATGCATCAGGAATACAAGGTCCTATGATGATGCAGAAGTATGAAGATGATAAAAGACGTTTAGAAGAATATTACGAGCAGAAGAAAGCTATAATCCAGCAAAAAGAGGCTGAGATAGCTCAAATGGAAGCAGCGGGTATGGATGAGGAATCTGTAGAGGATTTAAAACGTCAATTAGATTTAGAGAAACATAAGCTTTACTTAGAGGAAAAGTGGAGGTTGGACAACCAATACTACATGGACTTAGCAGCCTCTGTAAATGCTGGTCTTACTGATGCGTTAGGAGTTATGGAGCAACTTTATAGTTCTGGTTTGGTACGCTCAAAAGGATTTTTAAGAGCTATGCAGGCTCTGAAAGTAGCTCAAGCTATTATGACTACTTATCAAGCAGCTACAAAAGCATACGAATTAGGGTTAGAAACTGGAGGTCCAGCTGGTCCAGCTGTTGGTGCTGCGTATGCCGCTATAGCTATCGCTCAAGGTATGGCAAAAGTAGCCATGATTAAATCACAGAAATTCCACACTGGTGGTTACGTTGATAAACCATTGTCATCTGGTGTAGGTGGTAAAAAAGATGATGAAATCAATGCAGTACTACAGAAAGGTGAGTATGTATTATCTAAGCAAGAAGTTGCTCAGATAAAAGCACAAAACCGAAGAAATACTGGACAGCAATTGCCTAGTGAGAAACAAGAAACAAACACTTCCGATTCAAAATCTATACAGACTAGGGAAATAGCCCTACTTGCTGAAAGTATGAAGCCAGAAGTTGTGATTGTAAACTCACAAGACCCAGCCGTTATTGAAGACTGGGCAACTTCACGAAGAGGTCGTGAAGTAATTCAAAACATCGTCAATGGGTAGCCCCGTTGACGATATAATAACAAGATAACAATTAGGAGCATTATATGGCTTACAGAATAGGTAAAGATGTAACTTACCGACAAATGTATATTGACATTTACAGATTTATGAGAGAGTTGACAAGTATCTCTGAAATTAATTACGAGTCCTCTAATGGTAATGGTGCGGTATTTGAGCTGTCTGCTCCAGCGGCAACATCAACAACAGAAACATGGACTTTACAGTGTGAGGATGATACTTATCCAGCACGTTTCAGTGTTATGGGAAATCTTACAGGCTATACAGCAGATGCTTATGTTGATTCATTATATAATAATGGGATTATATCATTTACTCTTAAAGATGGTACAGAGACATGGGTAGTTGGGGATATCATTTCATTTAGTACTAGGTCAGCAGTTTATACAGCTTGGGAGCCACGTACGATTGCTCCAGAGGGAGCTCCAGAAAAGCCACCTTTGATGGTAACAGCAATTAGACAAAAACAACCCCAATACGGCTCTGAATGGTTAGGGAGTAGGAGAGGGCTCAGTTATTTGATATCAGGTCCTAAAAATGGTTCGTGGGCAATGCGTCCATATAAAAAATCAAGAAATAGCTCATACTGGAATGATAATTATAATACTTCAAGTTATGTTAATTATGTTGCCTACGGTGGACCTATCAATGTACAATCTCTCGGCAACACAGATGCAAATGCACCTTATAATTTTACCTTTCAAGCTTATGTGAAAAATATTTTTACTGATAGACAACATTATGGTGATGAGTCCACCGGGGAAGTATTTTATTCTGTGGTGGATAATAATGTTAGTGGCGGTACATTAACAATACAATTTAGAAACCATAGTGTGCGTGTTGGTATAAAGTATAAATATTGTTGTTTAGGGGATGATAGATACACATATTACTCTAGTTACAGGTGGTATAAGGATTTTGATATTGAGTCTTTCTTAGCATCTACTAACAAAACAGTTGATGATTGGTTTATGGTAACTGTAAAGGTTGATAGAGATAATAACCAAATGGAGTTATTTCTTGATAAAACCTCCATAGGTGTGTACTCAAATCAATATATTAATGAGTCAAGACCAGTAATAGGTGGTATTGGGAGTATGGGTGATGTAGCTGACCCAGTGATATGGAGGGGATTGTTATCAGAGACGCAAATTCATGATATTTATGATAGCCCTGACGCAGTCAATCCTTGGGCTCCTGAAGTGTATGATGCCTTTATGTGGGATGAAAAAACTACTTGTCCATTGATTGATATGGAGAATAAAGATAACTTGGGTAATGTGCTGACAGTACAGATGTACCCACATGTATACCCATACTTTTCATATAGATATGATTCACTGCATCAAAGTTCCATTATCAGAAATGGGCATAATGACCCTGAGAGACAGCACATGAATAGTATGTACTATCATAATGATACACATCAGTGGCACGATAAAGGCACACACGCAGAAGTTTATACTTTGGGTGCTCATCCTACCGATACAATAGTTGATAAATATTGGGTTGTTGCAACAAATGAGTATATAGTCTGTGTATTTAAGATTTTTGACCAAAGTACTGTACAACAACTGCCTGTGTATCAAACATTTTATATAGGTAGAGGGGACTCATTACAAGACAAGTTATACACCACTGTTATGGGTACTAGAAGTACTGGAAATGATTATTGGTATACAGCCAGTGATTCATTTAAATCAGGTATGTACTACCAATGGAATTGTGTATGGTTTGGGCAATGGTTATGGCAGCTACCTACCAGAATAGGTGCCCCCTCTCACAGAGGTACTTACACATCAGCAGGCAACTCTTTTAATGTATGGTCAGTCTTTCATGGCAGTAACTATGCAAGTGATGTCCCATCTGGTAGAAGTTCATCAGATAGAATGTATGCTTGGAATGGTTGGGGGATACATTATGGTAATGGATTATGGGCACCAGAGTTGATGGGAACTTTTTATGGATTATATGGAATACAGGCTTTGGAAACTACACCAGAGGATTTGGTAATTATTGATGGGATTGAGCACTTAGCTTATACGGATTGTACTCAATCTGGGGAAAATTCTATGATGTTACTAAGATTAGAATAAAGGAATTTTATGGCTTATACATACCATTACGACAAAACTAAGCTTGGAGATTATAGAAGTCCATTAGACTTTGTGGATACTGTTATCTCAAGCTCTGGTGATTGGGAGGTAAAGAAAAGAGTACACTCCGCTGCTCCTATCACAGGTACTGATAGATTAGAAGAGTTGTGGGTACAAAGTACTAACACAACATCTGGGCAGATACTTGCAATGCAATTTAAAGCACCTTATGGTGGTGGAATACAAATTGCATATAGTAGGGATACGGACTTAAACCTTCCTTGGGATGAACAACCAGAAGCTCCAAAAGACTCTGTATCAAGAGAGGGGACAGACGGCTCTTATCATTTTACACAGTTTTGGGGCAGGACTTTATCACCTACTTACACAGCAATAGTGATAAATAGAGATTTAATTCATATTGTTTGGCAAGGTGGGCACTATGGTGGTAATGGTCCTTATAGAATTAGCACATTGTACTGTGCTTTAGACAAAACACACAACTATTTAGATGGTGTATTATGGATTACATCACACAAAAGTGGTAAGAGTTGGTTTGGTATTCATTATAATGAGCACTGGTACCAAGAAGGTTATGGCACAACAGATTCTATAGAAGGTCTACAGGGTAGATTAAATGACTTGGCAAACTCTCCAATGTTTGATAAAAACTATAGAGTTCACGGATTATATGTGTCACCTATATCTGTACATTGTAACACAGGTATAGATGGGGCTGACAGTGCTTTGGAGTTAGCTGGATTCCTCCCATCAGGGGTTTATGGAACGAAGTATTATAATTTCCCAACAATGCTGGTTGAGGAAGAAATAAATAACAAGGTTTATATCTCATTACCATCACCAAATGGTAATTTGCCATATATAAACACAATTTTATATCCACTAAGTTAAAATAAGGATTATAGATGGGCTTTAAATTAAGACTACGGGGGTACTTAGACGGTAACTCTATTATTGAAACTACCAATGTCACAGAATCTGCTGTAGTCTCCTTTGAGAAGCATTTATACATCCTTGAAGATTCCAAAGTTTCAGAGACTATAGATATTTGGATAACTCCAATAGAGTTGGCAACTATATTAAATATAGTTGAAACTTCTGGAATTGTTGACCAGCCTGTAATACATATTGTACACAGAAAAACTGCCGCTGTGCAAACTATTGGGTTTACATACTTCCCAACATATCAAATAGCCGAGAATAAAGTAGACTACTCAACAATAACATTTGAAAATGAAATAGTAATGTTTGAGGATAATTTCCTAGTTGCTGAGAGGTGTGCTAGAAATCCACTTATAACTACTGATTATAAATATATAGAAGATGGGGATGTACCTGTTGAGGTAACCTATGTAGAAGCATTATTAAATCTTCCTACATACACTGATGATGAGACTGTTACACAAAGGTCTGTTGCTTGGTTATCGGTTAGATATAACATGCACCAGATTAACAAAAACCCCGTACCACCTCAAGGTGAAATTGGAGCATCCCCAGCAGATAAGTGTATAAAATTTGGAGTAATTACAAGGGATAAAGAGATAGAGTTTACTATCACATCAGGGGAGCCATACGACTTAAAAGTAACTGAAATGTTAGTTCCAAGTTGGCTTGGTATTGAATTGAGGGGTATTCATATTAACTCAATTCTGCCTGCTGGGGGTACTCTGACATTTACAATCTATGCCTACTCAAATCTAGGGAGGAATGATGTTAGGGATTTTTTCACTATAAAGTTTGATGAAGTTATTCCAAGATATGAATCTTATCAAAAAGTTAGTGTTTGTGTTGATATACATAGACGGCAAGCACCAGATATTTTGATGATACCAGATAAAGGAACTTATAAAGAATCAATAGAGTACAAGACTCTGGAATTTAAAGGATTAAATAACGTCCTGAAAACTAAACCACTAATGCAAAATTGGAAATATTCTTGTAAGTATTCTGTGACTATTCATAGAACCGACTATCATAAGTCCTTCTTAAATGTTTTGAAGAGTGCTAAAGAGGTGGTATTTCAACATCCATTGTGGTCACAAGTAACATTCTTAGAGGATGATATGGAAAATTCAGTATTCTGTAAATGTGATACTTCTGGGTGTGATTTTAGAGAAACTGAATGGGCTTTCATATATGTCAGACCCGATGAGTATTATCTTAGACAAATACAGCAGATAGTTTCTGAAGGATTGATATTTACCAGAAATGTAGTTGCCGATAAAGGAGCGTTTATTATACCAGCCTTTCCAGCAATGGTAAAAGGAAATATTCAGACTTCATACTCTGGTGAAAGATATATAAAAGGTACTATAGAAGTTATTGAATTTAGAGAAGGAGAATACTATGTCCCTTACTAATTTAGATACTTTAACGGTTGAGCCTGATAAACACACTTATTCTGAGAGTGTGTTTTATAAGACAAAACTATTTATCTCTGTAAATAATGTTACAAACTCCGAAGCTCTTAGACAAGACTACTTATATAGAGTAAAATATGGAGTAACCATACACAGTACCGACAAACATAAAGGTTATGTAAACATCTTTATGAGAGGTAAAACTAAAACAGTTCTACAACCACTTTGGGCGCAATTTGTAAAAATCACAACCACTACTACTGATTCAGATACGATATATGTGGAAGACACAAGGTGGTCGGACTTCCGTGTGGGTAGTGAAGTATTTTTGTATCAACAATTTGATGAAGCAAATATAGCAACCATATCAGAGGTGGGGCAAAACTATATAAAACTTACAGAGTCAACCACAGTTTATGAGGGAATGTATGCTATACCATCGTTTCGTGGGTATATTAAGCAGATAGTTAACACAAAATATAGTAATGAGTTGTTTATAAAAGGCGATATACTCATAGAGGAGTTACAATGACATACGAAGGATTTGAAGTATTAGATTGGGTTGAGCCAATAGATACTGTTAATTTAACAATCCAAAATAAGTACAATATTATTGGTGATATTTATCAAAAAAGAGAAATGCATATTCAACATGGAAATTACTCTAAGTTACAGTATAAATTCTCCTTTGATAATAGACAAGAGCGTTGGGAGTTTGCCAACTTTTTCAAATATTGCAAAGGAAAACACCAAAGATTCTTTATACCATCGTTTAAGAATGACTACAAGTTACTGTACAGGGTTCCCAAAGGGGAATTTGAACTTGTCTGTAAGAAAAGCTACGAAGTTGTGGCATTTACAGAACACTTACAGTTTATTTATTTGGAAGGTGAGCCAAGGTTGTATAAAATCTTGGAAGTCACAGAAGGGTTTGATGATGTACTTGGTGTACCAATCACAACAATAAGAGTTAATGCATCATTTGAAAGAGATTTAGAACCAGAGTGTACCATACTACAAAACTGCTATTTTGGTAGATGGGACACTGATACTCTTACTTATGAGTTAGATGATATTTATAATAGCACTGCCTCTTTACCTTTTAGAGAGGCTTCTAAAGAAGAAATTGCGGAGACGTTCACATGGGAGTAAATTTATATCATGTTAAAGTTGGACCATTAGAGTGGAGGTACACATCAGGTGAATTTGATGTAGTAACAGCTACAGATACATGGGTTGCAATACCTATGAAAAGGTCTGATTTAACATACGATTTGAAACAAACACAACTAAGTATTACCCTTCCATCAGACACTCCACCATTTGATACTTGGAAATACAATATACCAGCGATACCTATTGAGGTAGCTGTTTATGATTACCCCTCAATGGGTATTAAATTTATGGGTAGGGTAAGCCAAATATCTTATGATATCCAAAAAGGAACTGCCAAGGTAGGGTTAGGTAGTTCCGATACTATAGTAAATACAACAGCACCTAATAGGACGTTTGGTACACTATGCTCATTCGAGCTATTTGATGAAGATTGTGGGCTTAATAAAGATGCTTTTAAGGTTGTTGTAGATGCTGATGATATATCAATAAGCTCACCCACAACTATCAGCCATAGTGCTTTTGCAAACTACCCAACGGGCTCATTCAGAAATGGGTTTGTGTTGCTTGACACTGGTGAGAGTCAGTTTGTTGTAAACCACAACGGTGACACAATAAAAATACTAGGACCTTTTGGTACTATAAGTGAAGCCTCAACATTAGAGGTTTATTATGGGTGTAATAAAAGTAAAGAATCATGCGGTATGAAGTTTGGAAACCTGCCAAATTTTGGTGGCTTTCCTATGATACCTAATGCTAACCCAGTTACGGAAGGATTTTGATATGTTTTTATTTGCGTTTGTAGCAGTATTGCTTATTGCAGTTTACTTATTGATGCCTACCCCAAACCAAGATACACCAGCAGCAGCATCAATGAAGGACTTCAACTTCCCAGACAATTCGATAGGGAAACCTGTCCCAAGATTGTATGGATTTGCTAGACTATTTGGTAACTGTATTTATGTTGGTAAACTGCGGTCTAAGAAAATTGAAAAATGTCAGTAAAGGAAAAAGATGGGTACTAAAAGTAAGTGTCAAACAGTAGGTTATGCGTATTTCATGAGCTTTACCTATGTGTTTGCTGAACATACAACTTCCTTGCACGGTGTTTACTTAGATGGTAATGCAGTTTATGGTAGGAATGTAGTTGAGAAGGTATCAAGAAAGTTGTGGAATGGTAAAGAAGTTGAGCAAGAAGTTGTTACAAACAACCCACCTGTCACAACTAATACCACTCTACATTTTAAAACAGGTAAGCAGAATGACACAGTGCCTTCTCATTCACCTGATGGTACTGTACATTATGTGCAGGGCGGTGACTACCCAATGCCAAAAATGCAGCAATGGACAGGGCAACCAATAAAGTATAAAAACCTATCTGCATTGGTATTTGATGATTGTTTTATTGGTGATGGTGTACGAAACCTGCCTCAATACTCCTGTCTATTAGCAAATGGGTACTACCACAAAGTATCTGGTAATACAGATGATACCAGAGCAAATCCAGTAGATATAATATATGATATCCTCAAAAGAGACTTAAAAATGAGTGATAATGATATAGCTATAGACACTTTTGAAAATGCCGCAGCTACCTTGGATGCAGATGGTATTTATGTAGGGTTTGCCATGACATCAGAAAAGAAAGTGTCATTTTGGTTTGATGAACTTTTAAAGATTATGGACGGGGCTTTATACTATGACCCAATAACTAACAAGCTATCTTTAAAGTTACTTCGTATGGATTATAACCCAGATGAAATAACAGTCTTGGATGATACTATGGTATCAAAAATGACACTAGATGCACCGTCGTGGCAGGACACATACAATAAATTTACATTTAAATTCACAGACCCTTTTAAGGACGATGTAGCCTCTGTAGAATACTCTAACACTGCATCACGACTATCGCTTGGCTACGACAGACCAAAAACAATACAATTAACCCCAATCAATAGTATGGGTGTATTGTCTGTTGTGGCTAACCGTATGGTTGCTAAGCTTGGTATTCCAAATATGGCTGTAAAGTTACAGGTGGATTTTATAGATTTTCCAAACCTACATATTGGGGCTGTATTTAAACTAAACTCAGACAAACTTGGTGTTTATGGGAAAATCTTTAGAGTTATGAAGATAACAGGTGATGCAGAGGATAAAGCTTATGTGAATATTACAGCTGTAGAAGATTTTTACGCCAGAGGATTTAACTTTGATATTGTAGAGGATATAGGAGACGATTATGTACCGCCAGTGTACACTATTGATACTACACCACAGTATTTTAAAGCAATAGACTCAAGTAGGGAATTTTCTGAAGAAGATGAGATGATTTGGATGGCTGGTAAGCCAGCCGACACTGATTATATTACAGCCATCAATGTTAATTGTGTAAATGGGGGAGACTCCACGGGACAGCCGTCATTAGTTGGTAAATTGTTAGAAGTGATACCAGAGGATATTTCAAGTACTGATGAGCCATGTCCATACTATAACCAAACATACACATTTGTTATTGAGGACTTGATTGGTGGTATGTATGAAATTATAGGGAGTTCAATTTCCTTACAGACACTTAAACATACCTTGGTAGTTGGTAATGAAATTATGGTGTTTAAATCACTGAACAGTATTGGTAATAACCGATACCAAGTGGAAGGTATTATGAGGGGCGTTGGTGGCACTGAAATAGTTCAACATAATGTAGATGATATTGTATATATCAATGGTGTGCTTCATAGAAATACAGCAACGGTAAGAGTGCCAAACGGGACACCTACCTTACAAGCTTACGCATATAACCACCAAGATGTTGGTCCGAAGGTGACAATATATCCAACGTACAACCATACAATTAAAAAACCATATAAACCTGTGCCATATATCAAAGATGGCAAGATAGTGTGGCGACCCCGTGTAGCACGAAAAGGGGCTACTTATAAAAACGCTGACAATATGACGGCTGGGGAAGATGAAGGCATTGTTACTGGGTATTATGTAGTTCAAGAGCCTAATGGAAATGAAGTTACTATAACTCCTCAAAATGGCGATATACTTATAGAATTTGTGCCAACTCAGACAGGCACGCATAAAGTAAAGCATGTTAACTCAGAAAACCATTATACTGATGGTTGGGTTAATATCACAGTATAAGGAGAAATAATGGCACTATTAGGTAATGGGTTAGAGACGTTAGAGTTGGGCAGTACAGGCTGGCGTGAGGTTATCAACGCTAACCTGTATAAACTAAAAACAGCCCAAGAGATTGAGAAACCAAATTATGATATTGAATTTGCGAGTAATGCACAAGGACCTATATTAACAGATAGAAATACTGGTGATAAGTACAGATTATATGTTGTAGACGGTGCCCTAAGTATTGAGCAAGTTTAATAGGAGGTGTTTAAATGACTTTACAGGATGCCCTATCATGTGGTAGGATAGTAAAAATACTCGTAAAAGAATCTTACAACACCTTTGAAGAAGCCAGCTCAGGTAATGATGTTAGGTATGGAGTTTCTCTAAGATTTAAAAACCTAAACGGAGCTGCTAAGTCTGATGTTGGTATCCTACTTGAGAATGTTAAAAGAGAGCAAAGTTGGTTTATAGAAACTGCCGAGCAAGACTCAGGAGATGTAGGGCTTACTGTAAAATGGCGGGGGTTGGTAAACTCCTCTAATACAGTAGAGGTGATAAATTCACTAGAGCTGCGTACCAAAGAGTCTTTAAAAGGGGATTTGGCGGTATTTAACACAAAGGCTAGAATTGAGCGTGGCAGGGTACTTGATTATATACACTCTCAAGATAAGACAGATATTTCAGACCTAACTGCAGAAGAAGCGGAAAGAGTCACATTATATTTAGAGCCAAAAAAATTCAAAGATGTTAAAAATGCTGATGAAGAAATTATAGGTATTTTTCACGACAATGTTGACCCACTTGTAAGTAACCAACAAGGTAATGGTATTAGTTCAAATGCAATTTTAGCAGCATTAGTAAAAACTGTGCAGGAGTTGAAAGTATTAGTATCACAGCTGTACGCAAAACGTGTTAATGATATGGCACTTATACAAGAATCTTGCATACCAATAGTGTTGATGATAGGATTGGGTAATGAAACATTAGAAGGCACGGAAAGTACTTCTTATGTAATTACAAGAACTAAATCGGTACTTGAGAGTACAGAAAATGAAGAGATAGTACTTGATATAGAAACTGTAGGTACGGCAAAAGTGGTGAATGAAGATTCAGAAAATGAAGAAACAACAGACTATACGTTACAATAAATTGTAGCGTAGTCGATATATTACTAACAAATAAAGGAGAATTTAGATGCAAGCTAAATCAAAACAAAGAGAAAACGTAACGGTAGTCATCAAAGATGCGGCTGGGAAAGTTAAAGGGGTTGTAAAAGGCTCTAATATTATCACAAATGACGGGGATATTTACTATGCACAAAAAATTGTCGGAGAAACTAACACTTCTTTTGAGCAGCCTTCACTGGTACTCGGTACAGGTACTTCTATTCCTTCAAAGACTGATACAGGTGTAGAAACACCTATTGCAGATTCTGATAAACTATTGGATTCTGGGTTCCCACAAAGGGATAATCAAGACCCCGGAAATACAGACGGTGGCGTTAACACAGTAACTTGGAAGTTTTCTTACCCACTAGGTGCTGTAGTAGCTACAGGAGTATCAGAAGGTGCTATTGTAGATAATGGTGCATCACCAACAATGGCTCTGAATCACTTCCTATTCTCTAATGCATTTGATATTACTGATACTGACCAACTTACAGTATATGTAAATCATAAGTTTGTTGGGGTTTAACCAACAGTGAGCCTTCGGGCTCATAAATACGTTAACAGTTAACAAATACAACTGCTACAATATAGTAGCAATCGCATAAGCATCAACTAAATCATCAAGCTTAGTTGCATAAATTTTAAATTGAGTTAAGATATCATCAGGGGTGGCACCAGACATCTCATCTTTTTTTGCTCTACCATTACCAGTATACTGCTTTTTGATAGTAGGTGGTGGTAAAAGTTTTACACTATAATCAAGTCTTCGTAAACTATAATATATTGCTCCTAAAAGCATTGATAGTTTATCCCTCATACCTTTTGATTGAAAAGAAGCCGCCTCTATACCTACTGTGCAATTCGATGGACTGTATTTTACAACAAAATCCATAAGTTTATTTACTATCTCTACAGACCTATCATGTATATCTTTATGCTTTGGAGATAACAGAACAAAATCAACAAGGGTTTTATCCTCATCCAATACAACTATAGCAGTATTTGTTGTACTACTATCAATACCTATAAAAAACATTATAGGTACCTTCTAAGTTTCTGCATTAACTCATCTATAACTGGTACGAGCTCTTGTGGCTGCTCATTCATCCATACAGTTTTAAATGTATCAATTTCTTTAGCCAGCTCATACATTTCAGAAAACTTATTATATATATTTTGTATATTTTCTTTGCCCTCAACTAGCACAGGTGCTCCATTAAAAGCTGGCACAATATGTAGTATACCGCCCAAAACTACAGTGTCAAGTACTTTTGATAATTCATCTACCACATCTACATAATACAAAGTAGGGTTGCTCCATAACTTATAAGTTGTACCATCAAAAACTTGTTGTGATTCTTTCAATAACCACTCAAATTTTGTAAAGTCACTTTTGTCTTTTACCATTCTGTATGTTGGAAAACCACCCAAAATTTTATTAGTTATGACTTCTTCACCGTTTTCATCATAAACTACACCGTCCTTATAAGTAGCATTATCTAAATCTATAAGCTCTGGGAACTCAACAGGCAGTATTACTTCTCTATCACTTAAAACTACCGAGTCAATTATTACCGAGCCATACTCATCTCTTTTATAATACTCCGCACGATAATTTAAAATATCCCCCTGAGTGTTTATAGTTGCTATGTATACCATCAATCAATCCTTTTTATTTTATATATCGTACTCTAAGCGGCAACAGGAGGTGAGTTACATTTTGCAACACCAAGCCCAATTTTGGATACAACAACATCTTTCAAGACCTTTAAAGGCTTTGTATCCAATTCCACAGTTGTTATAGGTTTTTGTGTAACAATATACAAAGCCTTAACAAGCTCTATAATTTTGTAACGATGTTTTTGAAAAGTATTTTTAGAGATTCCGAATACTCTTCCACCTTCTCTAGCACTCATTGAACGGAGTTTTTTGATACTAATTAGCCCCACAGATACAACCTTGCGGAGTAATTCATTCTTTTTAAGTTCCGCCTGTCTCTTTGCCAATTTTTGGTTAAACTCTACAGTTTTATAGTTTGCAGTTTTGTTTACCCACCTAGTTCGCATAAAATGTGTTATAGAGTTACAAATTGTTGATAATTCCTGCTTACTTACAGGAGAACTCATCTGTCCATTAGCCATAGTAAGTGCCGACAATACTAGCCCACGTAGGTTTTTAACATTACCGTACTTGTATGCTACATGCCTACCATAATCGAATAAAGCTTTATTACGATTCCCCTCTGAAATCTTTGTAAAATCTGGAGCTTTATAACGAATTGTTTTCTTTTTCATAACATACTTATCACTCATACTATCAAGTTCTGGTAAAATTACAAAAAATTGTTGTAGTGTTGCTAAATCACTATGATAGTACTCTGTGTCATGTTTTAGTGGGTTACGGAACATTCTACCAGAGTATTTTGGCATGGCATGTTTATCACTTCCAAGTAATTCAATCAAAACTGAAGCTATTTTTTGATAGAGTGCTGTTTGTCTCATGTTACTTGTGACAATAGCTGCCTGTAATACCCAATGTATATGGAGACCTTTGGTGGTCTTTACAATAAAATTTGGTTTTGGAAGACCAGCGTTTTTTATAATATCAAGCACTTTTGGGATGTCTTGGTGGGAATCTATATCAACTGATATAGCAGGTATATGAAATTTGTTACCAAAACGTACAAATTTATATTTTATAGCTTCTTTGAAGGGTTTGAAATGAGACTTTGCAGTCTTTTTGTTAGAGCATTGGATAGAAATATCAGCTGTTCTTGTATCAAGTAGATGTGGCATCAATGCTCTTAACTCTTTCATGCAAGTCTCCTTTTAAATTTTGTGTATTATATAACAATAACCCTTAATAATCTCTTAAATATATCGCAATTTGCCTAAGTTAAAGTCTTAAATTTTGCTTTAAATTTAGCTCTAAAAGGGAAACTATACTGATGGTCTTGACCACCCACCCGCAAAGCCCCTGTACAGCGTGAAATAAGAAAAACTTATGGGCAATTTTACCAAAAATTTGCCTAAATTTGACATTTTTAATCAAACTTGTTATAATGCACAAAATTAAATAGGAGTTAAGATGAAAACCATTTTAGTTATTGATACAAAACTTGTGTATTATTTTCAATTTCACAGGCACAAACACCCATTCAACTGCTTCCAAGATATTGCGAATAAAGTTTCAAAGCATATATACGGAGATATTACCAAAGTAGTATGGGTTAGGGATGAGGGTAAGAGTAAGCGTACAGAGTTTTACCCAGAGTATAAAGCACATAGAGAAAGAGATAAAAAGAAACAATCGAAAGCTGAACAAAAACGAAGAGCAGATTTTGAGAAACTTTACAATAATAGCAAAGATTTTTTAAAATACTTTGGTAGTGTTATATCACTGCAAGGGTATGAGGCAGATGATTTGGCTTCTATTATTGCAGAGGCTCAAAAAGACAAATCTGACATAGAGGTAATTTTAATATCTTCTGATGAGGATTGGGCAAGATTTTTATATGCAGATAATATTAAACTTCTACATTATGGTAGAGGTGAATTATATACCAGAAATGATATTGAAAGGGTTTTTGAATTTACATCTGACATAAAACTCTTTGTTGATTCAATAACAGGTGTTAAAAAAGAGAATGTCGATGGTATTAAAAATGCTGGTAAAGGTCGGGTAAAATTGGCATTGGAAAAATGTAAATATAATTTGCAAGAAACTATGACATTACTTGATGAATGGTGCGATATACATAAGTATGGAATGACATTACCAGATTGGGCTGATTCTGTTAGAGATGTGTATGAAAGGAATCGCTCTATACTGACTCCTTACTCATTAGATAGTTTTTCTAGTGATGAGCACAGACAGTTTTTAAGCCAGTGGAACTCTAAAGTCAAAGCACCATCTCAAGAGATTGTGCTAAACTCCATCGAAAACTTTAACTATGCTGTGCAAGTAAGCCCAGAAATGTCAAGAATTTTTAAAATATTTTAAAAACACTTGACAAACTCTGTTAAACTTGTTATAATGCGACAAGTTTTAGAAAATAAACCCTAAAACCAAACCATAAACAAACCAAAACTAAACCAAAGGAGAATTATTATGGCAACAAAAGAAGAATTGATGGCTCAAGGCTTTGACGAGGCAACTGCGGAGCTCTTGGCAAAAACATCAGGAACACAATCAGGTGGAGGTATGCCTTTCCCAGTACTTAAATTTAACTATGACCAAAAAGAGGTGCTAGTTGATAAAGGTATTAAAAAAGGTGAGTTCATCGCAGGCTGGAAAATTGATAATAAAAAACTAGAAGTTGTTGAAGAGGGAGAGGTACTTCCAAATCCAATGGACTTTTATGTAGTAGCTTCAGTTTACCAGTGTAATCATTATGATACTCAAACACGTTCAACTGATATTCAGACAGATATCTTCTACTCACCTTACGACACACCTAAGATGGTAGATAAAAAATCTGGGCTTACTATCAAGGCTCTTAAAGAAGCTGGTAAGAAAGTAGTGTTTAACAACATTCTACTTCTTATGGTAAAAACTGAAGATGGTTATAAACCATATCTACATTACATGCATGGTACTAATTACCATAAATGGAGTGAGCAGATTGGTGAGGCTGGTGTAGACCCAGATGCAATTACTCTTAGAACAAACTTTACAGTTAAGCCTAAGAAAGTACCTACAGATTTCCAACCAGCTTGGGTAATGGAGCTTGTAAGTTTCTCTGAGAGAACTCCAAAAGAGATTTCTGACTCTGTGAAAGAAGTTGCAGAAGTTATCAAAAAATTCAATAAGTGGGTAGAGAGCACCAATGCTGGTGAGTCTATTGCTGAGAAGAATAAAATGGTAGCTGGAAGCACAGCAGCACAAGGTGTCCCAGAAGTGGATATTGATGAGGATGAAATGCCATTCTAATAAGTTAGTAGGCACCTGAATAGGGTGTCTGCGGCTATATGTCATATACGTATGGTATATAGCCGCAGACCATTAAAGCTTGGGCACGTAAGATTGGATAAGGAGCTAGGAAAGCCTAGATAGCTCCCCAACTGCGGCATTCTCAATTCCTTCTATTAAAATTTTGTTCGATGCCTCCCACTGACGGGTGGGACTTTATAGGGCTATAGTCGAATAGGCTTACCTATAATTAAACGGTTGCCCTCTGGTAATGTGCGGTAACATTACTATGGTAACTTTGGAGAGATGGTCGAGTGGTTTAAGACACTACCCTGCTAAGGTAGAGGTGCTATAATAGTTGCCCGTAGGTTCGAATCCTACTCTCTCCGCCATTTATTACGGTATAGTTCAGTTGGTAGAACGAGGCACTGTTAATGCCTATGTCGTAGGTTCGAGCCCTACTACCGTAGCCACTAAGATGGGCAAATAACTCAGTTAGGTTAGAGTGCTCGGCTCATAACCGAGTGGTCGGTTGGGTTCGAATCCCCCTTTGCCCACCACCATATATATATATATTACATTAACTCTTGGAGAGTTGGCAGAGTTTGGTTTAATGCACTGGTCTTGAAAACCAGCGTGCGGAAGCACCGTGGGTTCGAATCCCACACTCTCCTCCATTTATGCAATTACATACTTCCATTCTATTATTAAGGTTCGTTTAAGTTTTCCTAAGTATAATTATAAAAATTAAATATACTTATACAAGGAAAGTTTATGCGAAAATTAACACACGATGATATTTACAGGGTCTTAGCAGGCTCTTTGATGGTACCTCTCACAGATTTTAATCCAAATGATGATTTAATTGTTCAGTACAATTTTGACTCCTTAGCAGTTTATGAGTTAGGCTTTCTTATAGAGGAGGAGTACGGTGTTTATATTGATATCCCAAGAACCTTAATGTCAAAAATCACTACCGCTAAAGATTTAGCAGATTTTATAGTTGAGGGGTAGGGCAATGAAAAGTAAAATTATTAGTGTTTGTGGAGATATACATCTAAATTTGAGAACTGCTTCCGATTATGATTGGGAAGTAGCTAGATATCTTAGTTTGATGGAAGTTTTGGCTAATGATGATTCCGGTGTGGTAGTTCTTAGTGGGGATATTTTTGATAAAGCTCATGCCACTTTGCAAGAGATTGCAGTATTTTACGAGGGTTTATCATTACTTGTGGATGCCAATAAGGAAGTTATTATTATTGATGGTAATCACGAGGAGTTGGACTCTGAAACAACTACATTTGATTTATTGCCTAGAAAGGGCTTCACAAGGATTAAGGTGTCATATCTGACATTCGCAGGTGTGGAGGTGTGGTTTGTTGGGCACCCACATATTTCTAGCATAACATCTGATGTTATTATGCCATCTACTGATAAGAAGTCAATTTTGATAAGTCACTATAGGAGTGATATAGGTGTTGCAGCCGAGGAGGTTGATAATTATTTAGTATCATTGAAGTTTGATGATACAATCTTGTCGGATATTCATTACAGGCTAACCCCTGCTGATAATATCAGATATACATCATCTCCTTACGGGATACACTACACTCCTGAAAAGGATTATGGTTATTGCCAAATCATAATCAATGATGGTGATTATGAGATTGTTGACGTAAATTTGAAATTACCTTCAAAGGTGAAGATTCAATGTACAGAGCAAGAGCTACCGACTGTGTTAGACTCTTTGGATGCCCAGAATAAGTATAAATTAGCCATTACTGGGGAGAATACCACAGAGTCTTTGCAGTTACTTAAAGAGCATGGAGAAGTTACTAAATTCTCTTTTGAGGGAGGTGTAGATTCCTCACAAGTAGATGATATTGCCGATGAGTTACTTATTACTATGCAAAATTCAGTAAGTGATGTAATTGTAGTGGCTTTAGCAGATTTAGAGTTAACTGAAGAGGAATTGGATAGGGCTAAAAAAATTCTGCAAGAGGAGTTGTAATGAGTGTTAAATTTAAAAAGGTATCGGTAGATAACTTTATA